GAAACAGGTTCTCAGGGCCCGGCTGGAGCCAATGGTGCAACAGGTTCTCAAGGTCCTGCTGGAGCCAATGGTGCAACAGGTGCTCAAGGTCCTGCTGGAGCCAATGGTGCAACAGGTGCTCAAGGTCCTGCTGGAGCCAATGGTGCAACAGGTGCTCAAGGTCCTGCTGGAGCAACAGGTGCTCAAGGTCCTGCTGGAGCCAATGGTGTAACAGGTGCTCAAGGTCCTACAGGTAATATTGGTCCTACTGGAAATACAGTTATATTTATTTCTCAAACCACCGTTTCATTTAGTCCAACTCCTGCTGCTGGAGTATCTGGTGTAACTGGAACAGTAGCAACTGGTATATCATATATAACTGGAAATAGTTTAATTGTTACAGATAGTGCTTCTCCTACCACCAATAATTTTGAAGCACGAGTAGTTTCTTATAATAGTTCAACTGGTGTTCTATCCTTAGATAATATTCAAAATTTTAATGGAACATTTACATCTATTACAGTGGCTATTACAAATTTAGATGGTATTGACGGACCACAAGGACCTACTGGACCTACTGGAATACAAGGTAATGCTGGTCCTACTGGACCTTCTGGTGGACCTATTGGACCTACTGGTATTCAAGGACCTACTGGTGATCAAGGTATTCAAGGACCTACTGGTATTCAAGGACCTACTGGTGATCAAGGTATTCAAGGACCAACTGGTATTCAAGGACCTACTGGTTCTACTGGACCAATTGGTCCATTTGTAACTTCTTATGCTGCTTCTAGTGGTAGTGCTTCTGCAGGAAATACAGGAGAACTTGAATTTACAAGTACAAATGATAATTATAAATATATTTCTCCAAATTGCTATATTACTATAAATGATTTTAGTTCTAGTTCAGCATATTTTCAAATTATAAGTATGGTAGACAATGAAGCTATAGTATTAAATATGTCTTCTGTAGATACAAATTGGAATGCAAATTCTCCTATAGCATTAGTTGGACCAATCGGTTCTACTGGTATTCAAGGAGCTACTGGACCAATAGGTATTCAAGGAGCTACTGGTTCAACTGGTATTCAAGGAGCTACTGGACCTACTGGTATTCAAGGAGCTACTGGACCAATAGGTATTCAAGGAGCTACTGGTTCAACTGGTATTCAAGGAGCTACTGGACCTACTGGTATTCAAGGTGCTACTGGTCCAACAGGAATTCAAGGAGCTACTGGACCAACTGGTATTCAAGGTGCTACTGGACCTACTGGAATTCAAGGACCTACTGGACCTACAGGAATTCAAGGAGCTACTGGACCAACTGGTATTCAAGGAGATACTGGACCAACTGGTATTCAAGGAGCTACTGGACCAACAGGAATTCAAGGAGCTACTGGACCAATTGGTCCATTTGTAACTTCTTATGCTGCTTCTAGTGGTAGTGCTTCTGCAGGAAATACAGGAGAACTTGTATTTACAAGTACAAATGATAATTATAAATATATTTCTCCAAATTGCTACATTACAATAAATGATTTTAGTTCTAGTTCAGCATATTTTCAAATTATAAGTATGGTAGACAATGAAGCTATAGTATTAAATATGTCTTCTGTAAATACAAATTGGAGTGCTAATGCTGAAATAGCATTAGTTGGCCCAATCGGTTCTACTGGTATTCAAGGTGCTACTGGACCAATAGGTATTCAAGGAGCTACTGGTCCAACTGGTATTCAAGGAGCTACTGGACCAACAGGAATTCAAGGAGCTACTGGACCAACTGGTGCTGTAGGAAATGATGGTGTTACTGGACCAACTGGTGCTGTAGGAAATGATGGTGTTACTGGTCCAACTGGTGCTGTAGGAAACGTTGGTGCTACAGGTCCAACTGGTGCTGTAGGAAATGATGGTGTTACTGGACCAACTGGTGCTGTAGGAAATGATGGTGTTACTGGTCCAACTGGTGCTGTAGGAAATGATGGTGTTACTGGTCCAACTGGTGCTGTAGGAAATGATGGTGTTACTGGTCCAACTGGTGCTGTAGGAAATGATGGTGTTACTGGACCAACTGGTGCTGTAGGAAATGATGGTGTTACTGGTCCAACAGGTGCTGTAGGAAATGATGGTGTTACTGGACCAACTGGTGCTCAAGGACCTACTGGATTTATTAGTATCAGTGGAACCGACTATAGTGATTATGTTTACTGGAATACTACTACATCAGCATGGGATGTAGGTAGTAATACAGTTCATATTGGTACTAATGCTGGTGCAAGTAATCAACAAGCTAATGCAATTGCAATAGGAAATTCCGCGGGTTTTACAGGCCAATCAGCTGATAGTATTGCAATTGGTCGTGAAGCAGGTGAATCAAATCAAGCAAGTTATGGTATTGCTATCGGAACATTTGCAGGAGCAACTTCCCAATTAACTGATGGTATTGCAATTGGTCGTGATGCAGGTGGATCAAATCAAGGTCAAAATGCGATTGCAATGGGAGAAAAAGCAGGGTTCCAAACACAAAATGCTAGTGCGATTGCCATTGGTAAATACGCAGGTTATACAGGACAAGGAAGTTTCAATATTGCTATTGGTGAAAATGCTGGTCAAACAGGACAAGCTGGTCAAAATGCGATCGCCATTGGTCAAGGTGCAGGTGGTATTGATCAATCAGCAAGTGCAATAGCTATGGGAAATGGTGCGGGAAATAATACTCAAGGAACAGCAGCAATCGCTTTAGGACAAAGTGCAGGTCAATCAAATCAAACAGCCAATGCAATTGCCATTGGACAATCAGCAGGTAATAGTAATCAAGGTTCGAATGCTGTGGCAATAGGACACTTGGCTGGTCAAACAGGCCAACAATCTGATAGTATTGCCATTGGTTTTAATGCAGGTGTTGATTCACAAGGAACTGGATCTATTGCAATAGGTGCTTCTTCGGGTGGTACTAATTTAGGAGAAAATTCTATAGCTATTGGAAAATTATCTGGACCAACAGGAAGTAATGCTATAGTGCTCAATGCGAGTGGAACTGGACTTAATCCAGGTGCTTCCGGATTTTATGTAAACCCTATTAATAATTTATCAACATTTACATATACAGGTGCTACTGGTACATTATTGTATGACACAGGAACAAAATCAATTGTTTATAATACTAACAAAACATTCATCATTGATCATCCTCAATATCCAAATAAATACTTAATTCACGGCTGCTTAGAAGGTCCAGAAAATGGTGTATACTACCGTGGTAAAGCAACTATTTCCAATGACGAAAGTGTATCCATTACTTTACCAAGTTATGTCCAAGAGTTAGCTTCTGAGTTTACCATTCAAATTACTCCAGTTGGTAATCAAAAACGTGCATTAGATTACAGTGTTTCTGAAGTAGAAAATAACCAATTTACCATTTACGGATCTAATGGTAGCTACTTCTGGCATGTACATGGTATGCGAAGTGCTCTCCATGTAGAACCTAATAAAGAAGATATTAAAGTACATGGTGAAGGACCATACAAATGGTATTAAAAGTATTAAGTAAAATATAATTGAATATTAAAATAGTAAAAATGAATTGAAAAATAAATAAATATTCATTATTCTACAATTATGTAGAATAATGAAAATAAATAAAATTATAAAAAATTATATTAAATAAAAATGAAATAAAATCATAAATAAATAACATAACAATCATACAGATTTAGCCAACAATTGTTCGTAATAAGCCAGTACTTTCGGATGGGCTTTAATCTTACTGTAATCAATATTCAACAAACTTAACCCTTCAATATTACAAATTCGCGATAATACTACGTAAGCTTGTCCATATTCAAATATAGAAGAACCAATATCCGTTTGAACATATTCCAGCGACATTCCCTGTGCCTTATGAATCGTAATTGCCCAAGCATGAATCAGTGGTATTTGACGCTTGACAACGCTTTCATTATTTTCTTCAATCTTATAATCATGAGGTTTAATTTCCAAGATTTTTCCATTTAAAAAGCGCACAATAGGATTTTTATATTCATCAAAGCTAAAACCAAGGATAACTCCCCGGCTACCATTAGCTAAGCCTTCTTCGGGCATATTTATATTTAACATTACCTGTGAATGTTTTGTCATTATAATTTTATCATCAATATTACTGTATTGATGATTAATTAGTTCCATGTATCCTTCTTTCGCATCTTCTTGTATTTTTTTACTAAAAACATAAGACGACTCATAAGTATGTTTTTCATATCCTTCTTGAATCAATTTATTTAAATGTTTCTCATTTGTTTTTTTAACCATCTCTTTTTTAGAAAAAAGCAGTGTTGGAATAATTCCATCTTTATTTTCCAATACACGCTGATAACATTTATTCATTGTTTCTTTTACTTCTTCATCCACAATACCTATTCTTATTTTATTAAGTATATTCTGAAAATTATTATCTTTTTGCCGTAATATTTCGTGGAAATAAAATGTTTTATGAATCGTAATGTCCCAACTGAAAGATTCAAAGCAAAATTCATTAGAACGTATTGGAGGTAATTGTAAAAAATCTCCACTACATATTAATTGAATTCCTCCAAATGGACTCCCATTTTTACGTACTTTTTGCGCTAATAAATCAAACTTTTCAAAAAAATCCGCGCTTATCATAGATACTTCATCTATAACAAGTATTTTTGTAGTTATCCACCTTTTTTTTGTAACCTTATTACGCTGGATACGTTTCACATAATAATCATTTTCTTTATCAAATATACCTATACCTCCGTATTGATTAATAGTTGTACCATTAATTAATAAGGAAGATAAACCCGTACTACTTGTTACATAAATTTTTTCAGAATCATTTTCTAAATTTTCTTTAAAATAATACACAAAAGCATTAATCAAATGTGATTTTCCAGAACCTCCTGGACCTGTTATAAATACATTGAATCCTTTCATAATAGCATTCCATGCTTCTTGTTGTTTTTCTGTAAAAGAATCCATTTTTATAAAATGTTATTTAATATTTATGTAATATTTATTTTAATATATATAATTAATTATTTAAACTATAATTAACAAAATAAAAATCAATTTATTTTAAAATTTTAGAAAATAATTAATTTAATTTTTAATTATTGTTTTTTTCCGCATTTACTATTAATACAAAATAAAAAATCTTTTTGTAGTATTTGTCTACAAAAACCACAAAATTTATATTCAGATGATGAAGATGATACGTCTTGAACATCATTTTGCCAAATAGGATGATTTTGTTCATCGAGAATTGGTAAAGGATCAGATGTAAGTCTTTGAGCTTTTAACACTTCTTCATTATCATAATCATCATCATATTCATTATTATCATCATCATCATCGTCATGATTAAATGTAATCTTTTCAAATGAATTGCTTAAATCATCATCAAGACAAGGTAATTTTTCAGGAAATTTTTCATTAGAATCACATTTTTCAAAAAATGATTTACTCTCATCTTCCAGATTAATAAATTTACCTTTATATATCTGTGTTTTTTTTAAAATTAAATCAGATGGTATATTTAATTCTGGAACATTCCAATTATCTGGTAAATATAAAATGGTATTTGTTTTTAAATTTAATTTATATGCCTTTTTCAGATCAAAATTTTGAAAAACTGTTTGATTGAGAGTAAAACATTCATTTATACGATAATTTATTTCTTCATTAGATGCATTAGGAAACAATTGTTTAATAACATTTATTAATGTAATTTCAATTATCTTCCCATTGTTATCTTTTTGATGAACAATCATATACATGTTGTCATAAATGATTTTATGTTTTGTAATAAATTTGGAACTATTTGTAAAAATAGGATTTTCTACATCCTCTTTTATATTTACAAAAGTTATAGCATATTCATCAAACAAGGTTCCGATTTCATCAAATGTTAAAGGGTCCGTCAAACTAGAAATTCTTTTATCATTTTTATCAATAAATTCAATTGATTTTCTGAACAAAAAATTAATTTTTTCTTGTTTTCTTTCTGACGAAATTGGCATGACATTGAAATATTTTTTCAAATAATTGGATTATATCACTTCGAGATAAAGGATCATTTTTATCAATAGATAATAATCTTATTGTAACCATTAAGATCATAATCTCGTATATACGATTCTCATTAAAACTTCTTCCAAATGAAGTTGAATTAACATAACTACCATCCTCTCTTCTGCATTTGTTGCGTTTTGCAACTTGTATCGCATTATTTGAGAGTTGCACGCTATATTGTTGAGATGTAAGAACAAGATCAATTAATTGACGTTCAATGCTATAATTATTACCCGAATAGTGTATATTTTCTTCAACAAAAATGAGTGTATGCTCTTTTTTTTTACATAGTTTTAACCATTGTGAAAATATTTCTAAATTTCTGGAACATCTATCTACGCGAGAAAATACAATGGTAAGTCCATTATCAGATTCCAATAATTGAATAAAATCTTTTATATATGGCGATTCATTATATGCAGAATCATTAAAACTTAATATTTCCATATTATTTCCCTGAAAATTTGTATTACAGAATTCTGTGATGATTTGTTGTTGTTCATCTAATGAATATTCTCTTCCAAATAATGGATTGATTTCTTATACACCTTTTGTAGAAACACGTACAATACCTATAATGTTTGTTTTATTACTACTCATGATTAATATTTAATAAATTTTAAGTAAAGTTTAATTTTAACAATATAATGGAATACTAGAATCCAATAAAATTTTTTTTTTTTATCATTTTTTTAATAAATTCTTTATGTTGTGCATTTAAATAAATAACACTATATATATTTATAGAATTATATATAACGTTCAATATTATAAATACTATTACTTAAAAATATGCTTATTCATGAATATTTGGATTATCAAATTTTATATGAAAAAAAATATGGTTCTAACACATTAGTATTAATGCAAGTTGGTTCATTTTTTGAATTTTATGGCGTAGATAATGATACTGAAAAAATAGGTAACGTTTCTTATATATCTGAATTATTAAATATACAATTAACACGACGAAATAAAGCCATTCTTGAAAATTCACGCAATAATGCATTAATGGCTGGTTTCCCAACACATGCTTTAAAACGTTTTATACAAATATTACTTCAAAATAATTATACTATTGTATTGATTGAACAAACAACAGAACCACCTAATCCTAAGCGAGAAATTACCCAAATATTTAGTCCAGGTACATATATTGACGAAATTAATGGTTTTGATGTAAATAATATTGTATGTTTATTTTTAAAAGAAGAAAAATGTTATAAAACACATCAAACACTTTTTATTTTTGGATTATCATCAATTGATCTTTCAACTGGTATTAATTATTTATATGAAGTATCTTTAGGATTTTATGATAAACAAGCTTTTTTTGAAGAAATATATCGTTTTATTGAAAATAATAATCCAAAAGAAATTATTATTGCTTATGATAAATTAGAATATATATTATTAGAACAAATACATCAACGTTTATATAATCCACAACGTATATTACATTATAAAAAACAAATTGATAAAAAATATACTCAAGTTACATATCAAAATTTATATTTAAAAAATATATTTCATGATACAAAAATGCTTTCATGTATAGAATATTTAGATTTAGAAAAGAAACCTTATTGCACTATTTCTTACTTAATTTTATTAGAATTTGCGTTCGAACATAATGAACGGTTAATTAATCATATTAAAAAACCAGATTATTGGGTATATGATGATCATCTAATTTTATATAATAATGCAATGTATCAATTAAATATTTTTCCAGTATCTAATTCATATTATACATCACAACATCAAACATCTTCATTATTTAAAATTATTGATAAAACTTCCACTCCTATGGGAAAACGATTCTTAAAATATGTATTACAAAATCCAATTACTAATATTACTACATTAAATAAACGTTATAATTTAATTGAAGAATTTTTGGAAAAAAAAATGGTAAATGAATCTGAAAAATTATTAAATGAAATAATTGATATTGAAAGATTACATCGTAAAATATCGTTAAATACATTACATCCATATGAATTTTTAAATTTACATTATAGTTATATTAGTATTAGTCAATTATTGTGTACTATTGAAAATAAATTAAATTTAGAAGATTATTATTTTTCAGATTATTATATATTACAGTTTAAAGAATATACACAACATTATGAATCATTATTTGATTTACAAGAAATTGGAAAATATAATTTATCAAATATGTCAAATTCTTTTTTTAAATCTGGACATTATCATGAAATAGATGATATTCAAAAAAATATAAATGATATTCATATTTTTTTCAAAGAAGAAATGAAATTACTTTCAGATAAAATTGAAAAAGATAGTGATTATATAAAAATGGAAAATAATGATCGTGAAGGATATTTTTTATATACTACGAAGAAAAGATCAGATATACTTATAAAAAATCTTGACAAAAACCATGTATATGAAATACGTAAATATACAAACACAAATATTAAAATATTATCACCAAAAATTATTCAAAGTAGTCAAGATTTAATTCATCTTCAAGAAGAAATGAAGCAAAAAGTAAAAGAAAAATATATTGAATTTATGAATAATATTTTTTTACAATATGAGTTTTTATTTGATAAACTTAGTTCTTTTGTATCCTATTTAGATTTTATCAAGTGTGGTTCAAAATGTGCTACTTTTTTTATGTATAATAAACCAGAAATTAAAGATAATTATAATGGTAAAAGTTATTGCCATATAGAAGAAATACGTCATCCTATTATTGAAATAATTAATGAAGATTATGAATATGTTAAGAATAATATTAAATTAGATACAGAAGATAATAATGGAATTTTATTATATGGTGTTAATGGAGTTGGAAAGAGTAGTTTAAGTAAAGCTATTGGATGCAATATATTACTTGCTCAAATTGGATTTTATGTTCCATGCACTAAATTTCTATATTTTCCTTATAAAAAAATATTTACTAGAATTAATGGTGAAGATAATATCTTTAAAGGTATGTCATCATTTGTAGTAGAAATGGATGAATTACGTTCAATATTAAAATATAGTGACTCAAATTCAATTGTATTAGGCGATGAAATATGTAAAGGTACTGAAGAAATATCAGCATTATCTATCGTAAGTTCTAGTATATTACGATTTTGTAAAAATAAAGTACAATTTATATTAGCAACCCATTTTCATAAATTGAAAGACCTAAAAGAAATAAATGATTTAAAACAAGTTCATTATAAACATCTTAGTATTTATTATGAAAATGGAAAACTAATTTATGGAAGAAAATTACAAGATGGTTGTGGAGATAATTTATATGGAATTGAAATAGCTAATTTTATAATTGATGATTTAGATTTTATACAAGATGCTAAAAAAATAAGAAATTATTTATTAGAACAAGAAAATAATGGAAATCATTTTTTAATACCATACAAAAAATCAAATTATAATTCCAAATTAATTATGCATACATGTTCAATTTGTGGAATAAAAGAAAAAGAAATGGATACGCATCATATAATTGAACAACATCAGTTTCATGAACATTCATTTTTCAAAAATAAATTATCAAATTTGGTAGTATTATGTCAGGAACATCATGAACAAGTTCACAATGATAAATTAAAAATATATGGATATTTTGAAACTGAAAATGGAAAAGAATTAAAATATGATTATATAAATATTAAAAAAAATATTAAAAAAAAATTTAATAATAATGATATTCAAATTATTAAAGAATTATGGGTTAAATTAAAAGATAATCAAAATAATATTAAAGTAATGATTCATGAATTAAAAAAAAATAATAACATATCTATTTCAAAAGCTATTCTTCAAAAAATAATTAATAATGAATATTAAAAATTTTATATATTTAATTGTAAATTTTATATATTTAATTAATTATCAATATTGTTCATGGATAATTGTTTAAGAATTTCATCTGCTTTTAATTCAGAAAAATTTGTTGAATGAGATGATTTGGAATAATTTGATGATGAATTATTATTTGAGGTATTAATAACTTTTACATTATTATCAGAATGACCATTTTCTTTCATAAATGCTATTTCTTTCTTAAGTCCATTTACTTCATTTAATAAATGTGCACATAAAGTAGTTAATCTGTTATGATTAAGTGCAAGTACATTTAATTTTTTTTTAATATCAAGAGTAGATTTAGGATCCATTTATGAATATATTGTATATAAAAATAGGAATAAATAAACGCTTTTTTTAAAATTATTTTATATTTATTTAAAAAATAAATATAAAATGATTTTTTTTTTATTTATATATATAATATTTTATATTTAAAATTAATTTATCACTAATAAATAAATATATAAATAAATATGATCATTCCTATTAGATGTTTTACATGTAATCAAGTTATTGCTCATTTATGGGAAAAATATATAGACAAAATACAATTAGAATATGTAAGTGCAAATATTCCTGAAGATAATAAAAAAAGATTTATTGATATGAATGAACTAGAAAAAAAAACACTAGAAGGTAAAATTTTAGATGAATTAGAAATTCATAAATATTGCTGTAGAAGAATGTTTCTATCTCATGTAGATTTATGTGAAATTATTTAATATTATTATTTTAATTTTTTATATTTTTCTTAATAATATATTTTATTTTTATTATAATAAATAACTTAATACCAATATTACTAATGCACCAATAGAAGCAATAAAACACCATATTTGACCTATAAATTTATCATTTATCTTACTACTTAAAAATAAAGATAAAAAAATACATAGTGAAGCAATAATTGAAAAATTTACATTAGATGTATAAAAAATATTAACTATAAAAACAACAAAATATAATGGATTAAAATATTTTAACCATTCCCAATATAAATGATTATTTTTTTCAAGAGTTAATAATGGTTTTGTATTTTGAATATAATTTTTGTAACCATTAATAAATATAATTAAATATATAGCATTTAATAATAAAACCAAAATATCATATATATTATTAATATTTGGCTTATTATAAATTAATTTTAGAATATATAAAAATAATGGTTGAGATAAATTAAAAAATGGTGCTATAAAACTAAATATATAATTTAAATTTAACTTATTTTTTGGATCAATCCAGAAAAAAAATTCAAATAGTTGCATAAAAATTACATATAACAAAAAAATACTATATATTTTATTTTCCTTTTCATATTTTTTATTTCCATATTTATACAATAATATAGAACCAATAATACCTATAATAAAAGCAAATAGTGAGGATTTTGCACTAAAACACATAATTAAACTATAATATATTATAACATTTTAGTTTATTATTTAAATAATTATTATTTAAATAATAATTATTATTTATATTTATATATAATTAATAATAATGACAATAAATGATAAAAATGAATTAAAAACTCACATTCAAGAGTATTTAAGATTAAAAAAAAATGAAAATGAGTATAAACAAGAAATAAATAAATTAAAAAATTCATATGATATGATTGAAAATAATATTATATCTTACATGAATCAAAATGATTATTTAGATAAAGAAATTATTTTCGAAAAAAATAAATTAAAATGTTCGAATGTAAAAACAACAGAAACAATTACAAAAAAATATTTATTTGATAAATTAAAAGTATTTTTAAAAAATGAAGAAGTGGCTAATCAAGCTATACAATTTATATATGATGAACGAAAAACAAGTAATAAATTGAGTTTAAAAATTTCAGATATAAAATAAAAAATATATTAAACTTAAAGATTTACTTTAATATATTATTATATTACTAAAATGCTTACTAAACAAGAATGGTTTAATAAAAATCAAGTGCTATTAGAATTTTTATTTTATGAATTAATTAGAATAGCATCAACAAATTATAGTATTCAAATTTTTAATGATAATAAATCAATTCAAAATTTTATTAATATGATGTATAATTCAAGTACAAATTCCTATGTTCTTCCTTATTCATCATATCCTGATATTTTATTAAATAAATAAGTATTTTATTTATAATAATATAAAATAATAATTTATTAGTTTATATTTAATATTTTAATTTTATTGATTTAAAGAATTTATATTAATTATTTAATATAAATTTATTATCTAATAAAATGAATTGGATTAAAGCAGTTAATAATAAAGAAAATAATATATCAAAAAAAATATCATCTAATAATTTAAATAATTCTATTATAGAAGATAATAATGATAATGACCAATATGAAATATTATTTAATAATTATTCCAAAGATAATATAATATATAAAGATGTAGATGACGAGTATGATTTTAAATATATGCGAAAAATTAGCTATTTAAAAGAAGAATTTAAAGAATTAATTAATTTTCATAGTTTACCATTTTTAGATAAAGAACATATAAATTATGATTATAATTTTAATGATTATATAAAAGAAAATTGTGAAAATTTTATTAAAGTAGAAAAAGAAGTTAATAATTATAATAAAGAAATTAATAATGAAATTGAAGAAGAAAATAAAAAAAAATATGAAGAATATAAGGAAGAATATGATTATTATAATTCATAAAATAATATTGTTAAATCAACAATATTTTGATTTATTTTTAATTTTATAATATATAAATACATTAGTGTATTTAACTTTTTAATTTATATAATAAATAATATTTTGACATTTAATATGAATATAGTAGATCTATATAGATCTTATTTATTTTATATTTTTTTCAAAAATATCAATAAATTTCTTATCTAAATTCAATATAGTTGCTAGATCTTTAGGAGTATGTTCTTCTTCATTTTTTAATAAAGGATCACCACCATTTTCAATTAATAATTTTACAATTTCATAATTTTTTTTATACATTGCAATGTGTAAAGATGAATTTCCTAATGTGTCACAATCATTAATATTATTATGTTTTTTGATTAATAATCTAATTAACTTAATATGAGGATGACTTTGTTTAAAGTTAATATCAATAACTTGTGATAGTATAGTTTTATGTGATAACAAATGTTTGTGTTTTATATCACCTCCATTTTTAATATAAAAAAATATCAAATCATATATAACTTTGGACATTTCTTCGTTATTTTGAAAATACCCATAAGAACCATATACGCCAATAATATCGTTAATTAATGTATAATCATCAATATTTTTGATACTTAATATTTCATTACCACCTGTTTTAACTAATAATTTTAAAATTTTAAACATATCACGTTTACAACTTTTAAAATCTTCTTTATCATTGTTATTCCATAACAACATCAATAAATGTATATTTGAATTTATTTTCATAATTGATGTATCACCAACCTTATCTTGAACATTGACATTTGCACCATTTTTAATGAGTAATTGTACATTTTTAATATTATTTGATTTAGTTGCTATATGTATAGCATATTCACCATATGTTGTGTAATCATTATTGTTATCTTTACAATTAATGTCAGCGCCATTTTTAATCAATAATTTAGCCATTTCATTATTTTGGATAAAAATAGCATGTAATAATGCTGTATTTTTATCATCATTATTGATAATGTTGTTTCCTTTAAATATATTTTCTAAACTTTTTATCTCATTATTTTCAATAAAATTTTTAAGATTATTTAATCTATTATTTTGAGTAGTCATTTTTACACTATTTAAAATATAATAATTTATAAATAAAAATCTTTTGTGCTTTATAAAAAAAAAATCATTTTTTTTATAAATTGACGTAATTATACGTTTTATATCATTTAAAATTTTTAAGGTGTAAATTTATAAAAAGATTTATATAAAATATATAAAATATATAAAATATATAAAATATATAAAATATATAAAATATATAAAATATATAAAATATATAAAATATATAAAATATATAAAATATATAAAATATAATTTCCTATATTTTATATATAAATGAAAAATTATAATTTATAATTATATATTATGTATTTTAGCATATTAACATATCTTTTAGGTACTAATTATATAGTCCGTAATCTATTTCATTTTTCTAATAAAGCTACTCAATATTTATATGATAAAAACATTATTAAACTACCACAATCTAAATATGAAAAAATAAATGAAGTAATTTATTCAAGTATTCATAGTTTTTGCGTAACGTGTTTTTGTTTATTATCTTTAACACAAAAAAATATTGACTATTATAATTATTTTAATTTTAAATTATTAAATAATGAATACAATAATGATATGATGATTATAACACTAGGAATAAGTTTTAATTATTTTTTAATTGATTTATTACGATGTTTATATTATCAAAAATATTTATTTATTGTTCATCATATTTGTGCCATTCAATTATTAATGTTTAATATTTATCAATTTTATAAAAATAATGAAGTTGGATTTTATGCTATGCATTCTTTATTTTTATTAGAATCAAATAATATTTTATTAAATATTGGTTTTTTACTAAAAGAATATAAATTTCATTATTCAATTATATGTACTTTTTGGATAATTCATTTGTTTTTTTTTGCTTTATTTCGACTTATTCATTTACCTAAAATTATTATTATTTATATTTTAAATGATTTAAGTATTGTTGATGTTTCTTTTATCATACCTTCTATGATAATGATATATAGTGGTTCAGTATATTGGTCATATAGACAAATAAAAGGTATTCATAAATATTTAAAAGAAAATTGTGTACTTTAAATTATAATAAAATTTAATATTATTAAATAATTTTGTTTTTTAAAAAATATTTTTTTAAACATATAATTATGAAGTCCACTAATAAATTATTAATTATTAAACCAAAATATGGACTATGTAATCAAATAACATCAATAGTTAAAGGTATAATATTAGCTCATATTTCAAAGCGTGATATATATATTGATAAATTTCAAATAGACTACAATAATTCAGAAAATAGAATTGAACTTAGTGAAATTTTTAATTTAAAAAAATTATACCAAATCATCAAATTTTTAAAATTAAATGTTACTATTATTCATAAATTAATATTAGACAATAGAAATATAGTTAATAATATAAATATCAATGAATATAATAATTGTACCGATGGTAATATAAAAGAACATAATTATAAAATAAATTTTATATCTTATTTAGAAAATAATGAAAAAGAAGATATATTAGATATTGGTGATACTATATCAAGTATAATACCTGAATCTTATACGCAAATATACGAAAATTTTAAAATTAATATACCGTTTCATATTACTTATATTCAATCTTCTATAAAAGTAAAAGAATGTTTTCAATTACAAAATTATATATGTATTCATTTACGTTTAGAAGATGATTGTTTTAAATTTATGAATGCACTTATTTATAATAATATAGAACAAGAAGAAATTGTAAATACATATAAAAGAATTTATGAAGATGAATTAGAAAATATAAAAAAATATAACGTTAAAATTTATGTTTGCACATCATTGTGTATATATCCTAATTCATTAAATGAATATTATCAAAATTTAAAAAAAAAATATAATTTAATTGATAAAAATGATCTTATTAATTCTTTTATATTTGATAATAAAAATAATAGTAGAGAATTATATGGTATTATTGATTTTATTATAGCAAAAGATTCTAATTATTTTATAGGTTGTGATTGGTCATCATTTTCAATATTACTCTATAATACACATAAATTTTATAATAAAAGTCCAAAATTATTAAATCTTTGGAAATCTTGTAAAATTAATAATGAAAAAATATAATTTTTATAATTATTCATTTTTTTATAATTATTCATTATTTTTATAATTATTAATTATTTTTATAATTTATATTTAATATTTTATATTTGTATTATTTAACATGATAATGAATAATATTACATTATTCATTATCACTTTGTGAACGTAACAAAATTTTGTTAATACATTCATCTAATGTCTTAGAATTAAAACTTATTGTCTGTATAGTAGCAGGTGAAAGAACGTAATCTTTAATATTATTGAAGTTAGAATGATTATATACATCTGCTTCTTTACAATCAAAACGTGCACATAGCATTTGTTGAATAATATTCTTATTTGCTTTTTTAAATTCAAATTTGAAATCAATTCTACCATCTCTAATAAGAGCTTTATCCAACTTTTCTTTATAGTTAGTAGTCATAATTACCATGACGCCATGTAATTCAATAATACCATCTAGTATATTTAAAAAACAATTTAAATCAAATGTTTTATTAACATTTAGCAACATAGAACTTATTTTTTCATTACCATCTTTGTCATTATTAATGAAAAATTTTTCTTTATCATCAAAAAAAGAAGAAGATATATCATTTTTTCTTAATGACCTTTCTTTTAATGTTTCTTTTTCATCAGCATCACAATCTTCAATAATAAAACATAGTTGTTTTCCACTATAAACTTTATCATTAAATTTTTTATTGCGAAATAAGTTTTCTAATTCTTCATTGGAATTTATTAAACTTAAATTCACATTAATACCAATACGGTTCGTTTTATTTAAAATAGCTTTTATAGTGCTTGATTTACCACAACCAGGAGGTCCTGATAATAATATTCCGGCACTAAAAGTCTTTCCTAATTTATTATACAATTTTTCTCCTTCATTACAATCTTTACTATGTTTATCATAAATAAAAGGAGTAATATAGTCAATTAAATCATCTTTTCCTTCAAAAAAAACATTGGTATCTAATGATTTATTAGATGTAAATTCATATGTTTTAAATTTTATATTATTAAATTCATCAGATTTTTCTTGACCCATATATTGGTAAATATATTGTTTTTCATTATTACTTGGATTTATTTTTTCTTCATATTCTTTTAAACATTGTTTAATAAAATTATCAACTTTTTCACAGGTTTTACTTTCATTTTCAAAAGAAGAATAATAACTATATATTTCAATTTGATAATGTTTCATATTGACATTTTTATCTTTTTCATCATTATCATTTTTTTTTTAATTCAATCAAACAATATATTTTATTTTTTTCATCTAATGTAATTGGAATATTTTCAATAGGTATAAATTCAAATTCATCCTTATTATCATCAAAAAAATCAATAGACATTTGTGACATAATTTCACGATAACCATTAACATTAGAAAGTTCACTTTTATGGTAGTTAATATAATTTAAAATACTTTTAAAAGTTTTTGAATAAACAATTTTTTTTGCAGTATTAAGACCGGCTTTGATATTAATTTCATGTGATGTTATAGTAATACAATACTTATTTTTTTCAAATCCATAATGTGAAAATAAATAAGAAAAAAATGAAGTAATGTGATTTTCTAAATTTAATTGATTTAAAATTTTATATAAAAAAAATAGTAATATCATATATATATGATTTCCTTTTTCTTCATTATTTGTTAATTTTGACATAAATACCATAAGAACTGATTCAATACCATTCATTTTTAATATAATTATTTAATAAATTAATAATAATTCAATAAATTAATAATATTTGAATAAATTAATAATAATTAAATTAGTTAATAATAATTCAATTAATAATACTTTAAATATTTTTTTTCATTTTTTTTAAATAATAAATTTTTATTTAAATTTTAATAAAAATAAAATATTGTTTAATAATATAGAAAAATGGCTCGAAATAATAATATAGACACAACAGCAAAATTCTTCTTAAATCCATTAGTGCATTTAATATTGTTTTTATTATTTATAATTATACTATTAGCAATATTTAAAGTTCAAACACCGGCATTAACAGCAGGTATCTCAGCAAAAGCTCATATTGGTGATTTTAAAGGTGGTTTTAATATTGAAACTTTTGATAATCATGATAACCAACCATTATTTGTAATGTATTATGCCGAATGGTGTGGTCATTGTAAAAATACCATGCCTGAATTTAATAAATTAATACAAAACCCTCCAAATGGTGTAAAAATTATGAAAATTGATTCAGATGATTCAAAATATAAAGATTTATTAAAATCACAAAAAGTACAAGGTTTTCCTACTATTAGATTTTATCCAAAAGGTTTAAATAGTAATTATGTGGATTATAATAGTGAACGTACTTATGCTGGTTTCATGAATTTTTTTAAATCAAATAATAATTAAAAATATATCTACTTCTTTAATATTTTTTTTTTCCATAGAATATAATATTTTTTCATTAAATATTTTTTTCGCATTTGAATATTTTTTTTTTTAAAATATTGTTTCATTTTTTTTTCACCTGTATCAATTAATTTTTCTTTAAATTCTTTTTCTAATTTAAAAGAAATACTATAAGTATCAGAATTATAATAAATAACATTATTATGTTTTTTTTTATATTTAGTTTTTAAATAATTAGTGTATACAATTTTCATAAGATTAATAATATATTGAATTGTATTATCATTATTATTAATAAAAGTAGTATCTATATTTTGAATAAAGTTATATTCATTATTATCATAAATAACAAGTCCAAATTTTTCTGTATTTTTAAAATAATATATTGGAAATGGGTCTAATAATGCACCATCAATATATAAATTATCATTATATTTAATTGGCTCATAAATTAAAGGAATATTCATACTCATACGTAATGCTAATAATACACTCATGTTTGGATTACTTATATAATTAAAATATTCAACAATTCCTTTAGTTAAATTAACTGCTGTTAATGTTAATATAATATTTGTTTTTTGATAAAGTTCTTTAAATGTAATTTCTGTATTAATATCTTTGTTTAAAAAAAAAGCCTTTAGTAAATTTTCAATTTTATTACCACTATCAAATCCACAATTAGAAAAAAAATTTTTTAATTTAAATTCTTGAAAATGATCAATATCAATATTTAATAAAAAATATTTTAATTCTTTTAATGTATAACCAATATTATATAATGTTAATAATATACTACCAGCAGAACATCCAGTTAAATATTTAAAATTATAAAGAGGAATATATTTATCTAATTCCTCTAAACCTCCTATAAAAATACAAGATTTAATACTTCCACTACTTAATACTAATTCGTAATTATTATTATTCATAAATTAAATTATCAATATTTTTTTATATAATATAATTATGAATATTCAAAAATATGACTATTATGGAAATTATGAAAATGATGATTTTAACTTATTTTCAGTAAAAGATATTCATAAAAAACAATTAGAACGTGAAAAAAATAGAGAATTTATTTATAATAAAATTACAAAAAAATGCTTTCAAAAAATAAAAGATACATCTAATAATGAAGAAGAATATTGCTTTTTTAAATTACCTGAATTTATTGTTGGATACCCTTTATTTAATATGACAGAATGCGTAATGCATTTAATTAATATATTAAAGGAAAAAGGATTTAATTGCAGGTTTGTTGAAAATTATGTAATTTATATTTCTTGGCATACACAAAAAAGTGATTTAAAGTTAATTGAAAATCAAGAACATAAAAATAATATATTAGAAACAATACCTTTAAAGTATAAGCCTATAGAAAAATCACAATCATTTGTTAATTTTATTCCTAGAAAAAAAATTTAAATTCTACTTGCACCTATTTTTTTTCCAATTTTAAAAATAGAATCCAATATAAATATAATAATTAATCCAATAATAATTACAACAATTAAATCTAAAATGTCATTTTTACTATTATCTTGAATTGAATATTGATTATCAAATCCTTCTATAAAATTATCATTTGTTTCACTCGAATTATAATTAGAATTATTTCTTGAATTTAACATTATTTTATATTTGCGAAATTCATTCTCTAATTCAATTATTTTATCTTGAAGAAATTTTTTCTCTATATTGTCATTAAATGGTGTATAACTATTTTCTTCACATGATGAATTAGGTATAACTTTATTATATGAATTAAATCTGTATTTATTATATTCTTCATTAATATTATTTTCTGGTTCTTTATTTCGCTCTATTAAATTCATATTATTTATAACCTTGTTCATATCAACACGTGGATATTGATTTTGTGTTTTATTTTGATTTAATTGTGAAGTAGATGATATAATTGTATTATCTTGAATACCATTAAAGTCTTTATTTATAATATTATAGTTTTGATTTGTTTTATTATTTGAATTATTATTAAATAAATTATTATTGTATGAATTATTATTATTATTTGAATTATTATTATTTGAATTATTATTATTATTTGAATTATTATTATTATTTGAATTATTATTATTATTTGAATTATTATTATTATTTGAATTATTATTATTATTTGAATTATTATTATTATTTGAATTATTATTATTTTTATTATTAACTATATTATTTGCTATATTATTAGATGGAATAGAATTTGTATTTTGAAAAGAATTTCCCCATACTTCTTCTAAAGAACTATAATTAATCTTAGACATATTAATCCTCTATCTAATACTTAGAAATTAAAAAAATAAATTTTTTTTAATTTATAAAAAAATAAATTTAAATTTAAAGTTTATTTTTTTATAAATTATTAAATTAGATATAAAAATATGGAATCTAATAATTTTGTTTATAAAAATATATTTTCTTTAGTTATTTTATTTTTCTTACTTTTTGTTGTTTCATATAATGAATATTATAATCAGATTATTTTAAAAAAAAAAATAAAAACATTATTATTTATTATTTTAATTTATTTTATTTATATGAAAATAGATCTAATTTATTTAATTATAATTATTAGTATTTTTATTTTAATAAATACAAATTTTAAAAATAATATTTATATAAAAATATTTCAAGAAAAAATATATAATTTATCTTCAAAAACATTTATTAAAAAAGAATCTTTTAAAAATAAAGAAAATTTTTCTAATAATTTAAATCATTTAAATAATTTAAAAAAAAAACTTGATGAAATGAAAGAATTAAATAATTATTTTGATTTTAAACCTTATAATAATATATCAACAAACTCTAATAATGATTTAAAAAATATATTAAATATTAGTTCAAATATAAATAATGATGTAAATAATAATAATGTAATAAATAATAATAATGATATTAATAATGATATTAATAATGATATTAATAATGATATTAATAATGATATTAATAATAATAATGATATTAATAATGATATTAATAATGATATTAATAATGATATTAATAATGATATTAATAATAATAATAATATTAATAATGATATTAATAATGATATTAATAATAATGATGTTACACAAAAAGAACTATTAGAAAAAATTAATAATTTTAATTCCAATTTTGAAAAAAAAGAACAACAAAATAAAATTGAACCATTTAAAGATAAAGTTAATGATTTAAGAATTTTGTTTAAAGATATTGAAACAAATTTTAAAAATAAAATATAATATATTAGTATGGATAACATTTTATTAAATTTATCATCAAGTCCAATTTTTAATGGTTCAATTATGTTATTATTAAATATTGGTGGTAAATATTTAGCAATGGATTTACCAAAAAATTTAGATAACTTATTTATTGAATATGCTTTATTACGTTATTTAATTCTATTTTGCATATTTTTTACAGCTACACGTGATATTAAAATTTCTATATTATTAACTTTACTATATTTTATAGTTATAAAATTTATTATTAATGAAAATAGTAATTTTTGTTTACTTAAAAATAATATTAAAAATCAACCTAATAAATAAAAATGCGTAATAATTTATAAAATTTTTTAATTGTTAAACATAAATAATATGTCTAATAATTTATTTATACATAAAGAAAATGATTTTACCCCTACTAATATTTCTAGTATTCCATTGGGTAATAATATGACAATTAATACTCAAAATAATGGTTTTAAAAAAGAAGAAATAAATACTAATATAAGACCAATGCTTTCTGGAAATAATACTAATATTAATATTCATGAAGGTAAAAAAATTAAAATTAAACCTTCTTTAATAAAAAAAGTTCCTTCAAATACATTTGGTAGTCTAGCAAATTTAAAAAAAAATACATCTATGACTACTGATGATGAAAACGATGATAATTATGATGACATTGATGATAATGATTCTGAATCAACTGATATTTTAACAAGTAATTCTATTGAAGATTATTCATCAAATAATCAAGATGATAATAACTCACAAAATAATTATAATACAAATGATGATGATGATGATGATGATGATGATGATGATGATGATGATGATATAACAAATAGTTCTGATAATAGCTCTATTATAAAAAAAAGAAAAGAAAAAACATATGAAGAAATACAACAAGAAAAACAGCAATTACTTTTTAATTTAGAACGTTTGCAGAAACAAGGATATCCTCCTTCTAAAAAATATAGTATGGCATCTCAATATGAAGATTTAAAATATGAATTTGAAAGATTAAAAAAACAAAGAGATGTTGAAAAAAGTATTAAATTTAGTCGTAAAATATTAATGGCTTTTACAAGTGGTGTAGAATTTTTAAATAATAAATTTGATCCATTTGATGTTAAATTAGATGGCTGGTCGGAAAATATGATGGAAAATGTACATGATTATGATGAAGTTTTTGAAGAACTTCATGAAAAATATGGTGATAGTGTAAAAATGGCACCAGAATTAAAATTATTATCAATGGTTGCCGGTAGTGGATTTATGTTTCATTTAACAAATAGTTTATTTAAAACATCTTCTCCTAAAATGAAAGATATATTAAAAGAAAATCCTGATATAGCACGTAATATTTCAGAAGCTGCAGCTAAAAAAATGAATTCCACAATTAATCAAGAATTTGGTCAAGATGATATGTTAGGAAATTTAATGAAACAAGGTATTAATAATAGATCATCATTTAATAGACCTTCTGGACCATCTAATTTTAATCAAAAAACAATGAGTGGTCCAACTGATATCGATGATTTAATTAATGAATTAAATAATGATGATGCTTCAGTAAGTTCTAATGAAAGTTTAAATATAAGGTCTTCATTAAAAAAATCAAAAAAGAAAAAAGGGGGATTTCAACTAGATTTATCTGATGATTAATTTATAATTATTTATGTAAAATATTATTATTATTATTTTTTCAATAGGTTTATATTTATATAATATAATCCTTGTAAAAAAGAATCAGCAAGGTCATCTTTTTTTTTATGTGTTAAGAAAAAAGATAGATTTTTTTCATCTTTTTCTAAAAAATATTTAACATGTTCTACAGCCATTTTTTTCTTATCACTATATGATAATTTTTGTGATTTAGATACTTTTTGGTCTTTTATTAATAATAAATTATCATCATTATTTTTAATGTCATTATTTTCAATATTATTATTTTCAATATCATTATTTTCAATATTATTATTTTCAATATTATTATTTTCAATATCATTATTTTCAATATTATTATTTTCTTCTTTAGTTTTTTCAATTATATAATTTGTAATAAGTTTAATATTTTTTTCTTTTTTATTTGTTTGTTTTTTTAGACTAGAAAGATTAATAACTGGTCCATTATATATTTTTAATTTATTAGATGCATTACAAAAATCAATATCCTTTATTTTTTGTTTAATATTTATATTTAATACTTTTCCATACATTAAAAAATAAGAGTATAATATCATTTGAATTGATTTCATTTGAGGATTTTTTAAAGATGGTTGATTTTCTATAACTACATAATCAACATCTAATAAAAAATCTAATTCATGTAGTTTTTTTGGTATATTTTCAAATAATAAATTTCTATTTTTTTTCATTTCATTATTTTCCATTAAATTAATAATACCCCAATGTTTAATTTCATAATTTTTTATATTTTTTTGAGAAATATTTTGTAATATATCATTATTACATTCGATAATACAATAACTTAAATTAATAATACCAACATCCCAAGAACAAATTTTCATATTTAATTGTATATTAGTTATTATTTTTTAAATATAAATAACTATATTTTTTAAAATTTAATTATAAAAAATAATTAAATTTTATTATTTTTATATATTTAATATAAATATTTATTTTACTGGATTAATTTGTGTATCGAAAAATTTAAATCCATTATCTACAGTATTATATCTACCAAGATTAGTTCCCTTAGCACAATTACCTTTTGATTTAGTATATCCATATTTATTATAAAAATAATTAGGTTCAGAGTATGGTAAGAAATAACAATTTAAATAATTATTTTGATTAGGAAATCTTCTATACCAATAAGCATAGTAAGTATATGGATCACCACATACATCTTTGTAAGTTCCAGATTTATTTTGTTTGAAAAAATATCTGAAATCAGCACTAGGATTAGTGTATATAGATTTAGGTGGTACGCACCAAGATTCTCCACAATTAGTTAAATTATAACTATCAGTTGCAAATTTTGTATAATTCCATGATTGAGCATAAGAAGGTGTTCCTCTTAAACCTTTTCCATTATAAGTAGGATTTCCACAAGGCATTTTATATTATATACTAATATTTTTTTTTTTATTTATTTAAAAATATATTATTTAATTAATCTAATTTAATTAATCTAATTTAATTAATCTAATTTAATTTCTTATTAAATCTGTATAATTAATCTATTTAATTTAATTTATTTAATTTAATTTATTTAATTTAATTTTCTTATTACTTATGTTTTAATATAAATGAGATATTAAAACATAAGTAATAAGAAATTTTATTTTTCAATGTTATTATTGGTGTAAAAACTAAAAAATTCTAATTACCTGTTAAAATATTGTATAATAATATTTATAAAATTATATTGTAATACCAAATTATTTTATACATTGTATTATGAATTATATGATAAATAATATGTAAAAGATATTTGAAATTATATTATTATTTTTATTAATATAATTTTCTTTAAAGTTAATATTGCTTTATTTTTATAAATAGATGTAATTTAATTTTCTTAATCTATTTATTTTTAAATTTTCTTCATATTTTCTTTATAAATTAAAATAATAACTTTTATAAAATTTTTACATCCATAAAAGACTGTAAAGTGTTATTCGGATTAGTAACTGGTTTATTACGTTTTAATTTTAATGTATTTTGTGTTTTATTTAATATATTTTCATTAACACCATTTACTAAATTATGACTAAATATTTTATTATGATTTATTGACTCTTCAATTTTTGGTATAATAGATACTAAAGGTGGAGATATAATATTAAATATTTTATTATTTTCTAATGAATTTTCTCTAAATTCTTCAATCGATAAATAACCTCCAAATATTTTTAAAGTTTCACGAGGTGGTGCTAAATTAATTTTTACAAAATTTTGATTATATAATTTTTTATACATTAAATTTAATAAACTATATTTTTCATACATATCATTATCATTGTTATTAAAATTATATGATGCAGCACAATTAAAACTACAAAATACTCCTTTTACATAAAACTTATCTCTTTTATAAAATTGAGGTAAACTACATGGAATATTATCAAATTTATGACAACACCACCAGCATGATATATTTGTTTTTTCTGGCCATATATCGGTGTTATTAGCATTAATAAATTCATATAAAATATTTCTTAAATTTTTTTTAATAATTTTATTATTATTTTTATTATTTAATTCAATTGGAGTATCTTCAAAATTTTCATTATTTGATTGTTGAGAAATTTTTGATATATTTTTTTCTTCTAATATATTATTATCACTAAAACTTAAAAAATTATTGCATTTATTATCAATATTTATATCTTCTAATAAATTTGACTGAGTTAATAAATTATTATTATCTTGATTATTATCTTGATTATTATCTTGATTATTATTTTTTAAATAAGAAAAATTATCTTTTTGTAATGCTATTGGTTCATTTTTTTTTTGTATTTCGCTTAAATTAATTGGTAAATGTAAAATTAGTGTTTCATTTTTATTTTCTTCAAAGAATGTTTTAGGTAATTCTTTTACTGAATATACTTTTTCTTTTGGTTTTCTTCCTCTTTTTTTTGGTATTTTTTCAATCTCTATATCTTCAATACTTTTAACCTTTGGTTTTCTACCACGTTTTTTTAATACTTTTTTAATATTATTATTTTCATCATCAATCATATTTTCATCATTAATCATATTTTCATCGTAAATCATATTTTCATCATTAATCATATTTTCATCATCAATTAAATTTTTATCCTTAATTATATTTTTATCATTATTAATATTTTCATTAGATTCTTTTATAAAATTTTTTGGTTTACGTCCACGTTTTTTAGGAAAATTAATTATATTATTATTTGTATTTTCTTCAGTAAAATTATTCATAATTTTTATTTCTGGAAAACTCATACTCTTATAAATATTTTGATTTAATTGTTTTTAAATTCATTTTAATATTAAAAAAAATATATATAAATATTAGATGGTTAATAATAATTTAAAGCCTAATAACATAGAATCTTATATTAAATATATAAATAAAGATAAATTAAAAAATTTTATTAATAATACTCAATATTTTCTTCCAAATTATTATTTTAATGATAGTGATACAATTACAAATTATTTCACTATATTATTATACATTAAATCTTTCATAGAAAATATAGATAATTGTTTAAAAATAATTGAATTAAATAAATTTGATTTAGAAGATATAAATATGATTAATTTAAATCAGTATAATTTTTCTGAAAATATATTTCAATTTAATTTTAAAGATGAAAAAAAAGATAAAAATAATTTAAAATCATATTTAAATAAAAATAATTTAAATTCAAAAATTAATATTGATTTATATATAAGTAAAAAAAATTTATTTACTAATTTTCAAAAACCTTTACAAATAACTTTTTTGGAAGATAATTATTTAAAAAAAAATAATGCTTCTTTTAAAAAATTTTATATTAAAATATTTAACAAAATTAATAAATCTTTAACAAATTTATTAAAACAATTAAGTATTATCAGTATATTATCGTATAAACCTTTATTAGAAATTCAATCATGTATTCATAAAAATAATATAACTTTAAATAATAAACTAAAAATAAACACTATTAAAAATAAAAAAACAAATAATAAAATTAATTATAAAATTATTAATAAAAATAATATAACTTTAACTATATCATCAACTACATCATCAACATCAACAACTCCAAAAAATAATTCTAATAATTTTATAGATAGTATAAATACTTATACACAGTTATATGAAACTTATAATTTTAATCAAATATTAGAAGAACATATAAAAGAAAGTGATGAGTATTTTACCAAATTTTATACTGAAATGAAAAACATTTATAATAAAAAATTTAATAACTTATATGAATATTTAATTTCTTCATTAAAAATAGAAAAAAATTTTATTTTATATTTGGTTACGATGATTGATGAAGATAAAATGAAACAATTTTATCAGTTAGATAATATCATTAAAGAAGATATTAAAAGAAATATTAATTTATTTATAAAATATCATGGATCTATTAATATGGATAGTACGACAGGTGCAGTAGGAATAACTAATAGTCTATTTGATATAAATTCATTTCAAAAATATATGAATACTAGTTTAGGTACATTACTTCCTGAAACATAATAAATCAACAAATTATACCTATAACATATTTATTACATTCTATTTTTATGCTCGACATAAGGTATTTCTAAATAATCAAATATTTCTTTTTCAGATTTAGGATTTAATAATAAACATATTCCGGTATTTTTATCATATAATCCTTTTTCATTTAATTTATATCCTTTATTTAATGCTATTTTTCTAATATATTTTGAAAAATTTTTACTTGAACCAAAATATAATAAATAAAAATATAAGTATGATTCTTCAATAATTGCTAAATCCATTTGATGATATATATGTGGTTTATATTTAATATATGTTGCTGGTAATTTTACGATATATGATGATTTTTCTTTTCCTTTTATTAATGTTTCATGTATAAAATTATTTTTATATAATAAATTATAAATATAATTATTTACGTTATTTTGGTTATTAGATGAATCTGAATAAGTAATAATTAAATCAATATCATTTGAATATTTTTTATTCATAATATAAGAACCAGCATTATATAAACTATATTTTTTAGGTAACCATGATTGAATAATTGATGTAATATATTTAATTTCATTATGACTTATTTTTTGTTTTAAATTAGAAAAATATTGTAATCCTAATGATTGTTGCTTAGTTAAAATTATTTTTTTTTGTATTACTTTTTCTTTTAGATCTTCAATACTTGTAACATTATATTCAGTAATTAATTTATTAGCATATTCAGGACCAATACCAAATATTTTCTGCAATTCTTTAGAAATCTTTATTTTCTCTAAATATATTTGTATTTCATTATGTTGTTGCAAATGATTTGTTTCTAAAATAATTTTTATTTTTTCTAATGATTTTTTACCTATATTTGGAATTTTTTTAACATTATTTATTGTTTTAATTGGTTTTTTATAATTTTCCAGTTGTTTAATTATTTTCTGATAACTATCAATTCGAAAAGACGTCGATTTATTTCTAGGTATTATTGTTTCATAATAATCTTTTAAATCTTGAAATATAGAAATTATTTTTTCTTTTTTATTACCTCCTTTTTGAGATATATATTTAATATTTTGAATATCATTTAATAAAGAAATATTCTTTTCAAAATTATCTTGTGGTGTTTCTAATATAAGAGGTATTTTCCATTTATTTGTAATTATTAATAATTCTTTTAATGGATTGATAATTTTTTCTTGATTAAATATAAAACCTTCTCCTAAAGAAGCATGTTTATCAATCTGACTATTTAATGAACCTTGAGAATCGTTTAAGTGAATTAATTTTAAATTTTTTAGTCCAATTAATTTATTAAATTGTTCAAAGTATAATTTCATTCCTTCCAATGATGATATATCATAACCCGTCACATAAATATGACATGTATCAACACAAAATTTAATACGTTTTTGATATGTGTCTGGTATCATTTTATATAATATTGATAATTCTTCTAATGAACTACCAATAATATTTTTTTTATGTGATGGTGTTTCTAAAAAGATCATTACTTTTTTTGAATTATCTAATACATATTTTAATGATTCTATAAAATGATTATAACATTTTTCCTTCGTTAATACTATTTTTTTAGTTATATAATGTCCCATATGTATGACACATGCTTTCCCGCCTAATTTATATAATAAATTCATATCATATAATAAATTTTGTAAGCCCCATTGATTTCTCAATGAATCTGGGTCATTACAAAAGTTTAACGTTAATATAGCATGAACATATAATTCTATTTTATATTTTTTTAATAATTCTTTAATATATTTAATTTTAGATGGTAATGGTTTCCATTTTTCAGATAATGTTGTTAGTGTTTTATTACCCAAAAATATTTGAAGTGCGTGACAATTTAGTTTATGTGCTTTATAAATATATTCTTCAATATTATGATAATCACTTACATTAATTCCAATTATCATTTATATAATTATTTCTTAATTTATAGTAATAAAAAAATTAAGTTAATTTAATAAGTTAATTTAATAAGTTAATTTAATAAGTTAATTTAATAAGTTAATTTAATAAGTTAATTTAATAAAAATATTAATTAATTAATAATGCTAAAAAATGGTTCTTTATTGAATTCTTTTTTGACTTCATTTATAGTCATTGGTTTAGAAAAAATATATGCTCCATCTGCCTCATATAAAATAAAATATTGTTTTTTGACACCATTTATCTTGTATACAATATAAATGTTAGTATCATTGTTTATTTTTTTTGAAATTTCTTTTTGTAAAATAGAATCATAAGTAATAAACAATGGACTTGATTTTTCAATATCATTTGGTAAATATTTTTTGATAAATTTTTTATTACTAATATGTAAAACTTTTCCTTCTTCATTTAATAAATAAAAATTAGCTAACATAACTTTTAAATTATATCCTCCAAATATTAAAGATATTTTTTTTTCAGTGAAACAATCACAATATCTTTGATATTTACAACTTTTATCGCATGTATTTATGTAAATTATACAATAAAAATAATTATATTTATTTGTATTTTTATTAAATTTTCGTACAATTGATAATGATTTAATACATGATAAATCTAATATAATAGGATCATGTTCATTGTGAGAAATTTTATTCTCAAAATTTTTGTCAAACTTAAAATGAATACCTGAATAAATCATAGTAATAATATTTTATAGTAAATTATTGTAAATTATTGTAAATTTAAATTATATATTATTATATATTATTGTAAATTATGATAATAATTAATGAATATTTATAAAATATAAATCAATTTTTATTTATACATATATTTTAATTATATATATATAATATATACATGGACCAAAAAGTATATTATACACCAACATTTAAAAAAAAAAATATTAAAACTTACGTAATAACTATATGTCAGGATTTTAATAAAATGAACAATTTTTTACAATCAAATATGAAAATAACAAAATTACCAAAAACTATCATGGAAAATAAAAATAATGATTTTAAAAGAACATTTTATTTAAATAATTATGAAATTTTATTTTTAAATAATGCTAAAAAATGCACTAATGAATCATTATATCAATTATTTGGAGAATTAGGTGTAATGATGCAAACACAAAATAATGGAAATATTTTAATATATTTAAATAGTAACGATAAAAATATAATAAAAAATCAGGTTATATCTTATATATTAGGTTTATATCGTATTCAAGATTATAAATCAAATATAAATACCCAAGCTTTTTCTACTTTTTTCTATCATAAAAGTAAATTATTTAAAGAAACTATTCAAAATGCAATAACTGAAGCAACTATTCAAAATGAAATACGTACATTAACGAATGCACCTGCTAATATATTAAATTCTTTATATTTTAAAAAATATATTGTAAAACAGTTAAATACTGAAAAAAATAATCATCTAAAAATAAAAACATTCAATGAAAAAGATTTGAATAAATTAGGTCTTAACTTAATATTAGCTGTCAATAAAGGAAGTAATAATCCCGCTTTTTTGGTTCAAATAGAATATAAAAATTTACCTAAAACCCATAAAAAAAATAAACAAGAAATTAAACCAATAGTATTTATAGGAAAAGGTGTAATGTTTGATAGTGGTGGATATAGTATTAAAAGAGGTGATTTTTCAGATATGAAAAATGATATGAATGGAAGTGCTATTGTATATGGATTAATGAAATTAATTAATCAAATGAATATTGAAGGACATTATATCGGATTATGTCCATTAGTTGAAAATATGGTTGATTCTAAAGCAACTCGTCCAGGTGATATTGTTACATGTTATAATAAAAAAACAGTTGAAATAACAGATACAGATGCGGAAGGTCGATTAATAATGGCTGATTGTTTAGCATATAGTAAAAAATATAATCCTTCATTAATTATTGATGTTGCTACATTAACTGGTGATGCTTCTTATATGTTTGCAGGAAAATCAAGTATAATTATGGGTAATAATAATGAAACAATTCAAAAAATAATAAATTGTGGTAAAGAAAATAATGAAAAAATATGGGAAATGCCCTTATGGAATGAATATGTTGAATTAACAAAATCAAATATTGCTGACTATAAAAATTTTTCATATAATTCTCAGGCAGGAGCAATTATGGCAGGAGCTTTTTTATCTAATTTTGTTCCTGAAAAAACAAAATGGATACATTTAGATATTGCTGGTGTTGATAATTTACCTTCTGATACTTCAATGCGAAGTTTTGGTTCAAGTGGTGAAATATTAAGGACTTTATTTTGCTATATAAATCAAAATAAATAATTTTAATTATATTTAATAAAAAATTAGGGTGAATAATTTATTTAATTTATTAAATTATTCAATTTTTCAATAGTTTCATCTAAACTAAGTCCTCTTTTTTTTTCATTTATTTGACGGGATGAAAGTGTTGTATTTTTGTTATTTAATTGTAAGGAATTATTATATATTTCTTTTATATAGTTTCTTTCGTCTATTTTTTTTTTAAATTCTTTATAATCTTTATCCTTAGTGTCTTCTTTTTTTTTAATAACTTCTTTTTCTTTTTCTAATATTTTTTTTTTAATTTCAATAAATTTAATAATATTATTACGATTTATTTCTATTTCTTTATTCACGTTATTTAAATTATTTCTTAATAAAGTAATTTTAACATAATTATTATTATAATTATTATAACTTAAATTATTAATATTTTTAATAATATTACTTCTAAAATTTTCTAGTTCTATATTTTTTTTAGTAAAATTTGAAACTATTTTATCATAATTATTAATATTTTGAATATAATTAATTTCTACATTTTTTTTATCATCTTGTAATTTATGTAATTCGTTTTCTATATTATTTTCATAAAATTGTGATTGTGATATGTCAAGTCTACCATATTTAATACCTAGTAATATTGCTTTTAAAAAAATTATTTTATTTTCTTTATTTTTAATAATTTCTTCTAAATTCATAACTATTTATATTAATAAAATGCAATTTATTATTGCAAAATTAACATATTTATTTTAATTATTTTTAATTATTTTTAATTATTTTTAATTATTTTTAATTATTTTTAATTATTTTTAATTATTTTTAATTATTATTTTTAGCAAATATTTAATTTGTAGGTTATTATATTCTATTTTTATCTTATTTATAGTTATGGGAAGCGTTGTTTCAAAATCAAATAAAGATTATATTAATAATAATTGGAATAAATTAAAATGTACACCAATTGGACCTTTATTACAATTAATTAAAGCAGCTCCTGGAAATATGAAACAAACATCTGAAGAATGTAGTTCTAACTCTTTTTCTTCACAATTTAATTCAAGTATGACGGATACTTTTAATATTCAAAATAAATTAAACAGTCAAATGGGTTTTATACACGGTATTTTAGAAAAATTTAAAACTATTATTGCAACTATTGAACAACAAGCTTTTAAAGACTTATCTCGTATTGCTACATTAATTTTTAGTATTTATATTAAAATTGGAAATATAATGTTTATTATAACACAACAACTTTCTAATATATTATCAATTTTTAAATCTGCGGTAGATACTATATCTGCTATTGGAAAATTATTATTTGCTTTTATTAATTTAATTAGAATACCTTTTAATTTTATGTATGGTATTGTTGAAGTAATTGCGGGAATTTTAAAACCATTAATTGCTATTACAACATTTAGTTTTTTTTAATAAAATTTTAAAAAATGATTTATTAAAATACTTAAAGAATAGTCAATCACCATATTAATATTATAACCATGAATAAAAATAAAGTAAAAAGTGTTGAAGAAACTTTTGTTAAAAAAACTCCATTAGAACATATTATTGATCTTCCAGATACATATATCGGTTCAATTGAAAAAACTGATATTGATACTTGGATATATGATGAATCAAATAATAAAATGGTTTTTCAAAATATAAAATATATTCCTGGATTATATAAAATTTTTGATGAAGTATTAGTTAATGCAATAGACCATCATGTTCGTATTGAGAAAGATAATAAAAATTTAAATAAAGTAAATATTATTAAAGTATCGATTGATCCTATTCAGAATAAAATTTCTATTTATAATAATGGTGAAGGTATTCCAATTGTTGAACATAAAGAGCATGGTATTTATATTCCAGAATTAATTTTTGGTAATTTATTAACTTCATCAAATTATGATAAAGATGAAAAAAAAATTACTGGTGGTAAAAATGGATATGGAGCAAAACTTGCTAATATTTTTTCCACAAAATTCAGTATTGAAACAGTAGATGCAACAACTAAAAAAAAATACATTCAAGTGTTTGAAAAAAATATGACTATAAAAAATAAACCAGAAATATCTCGTTCTATTGCTAAACCATATACTTTAATTGAATTCTATCCTGATTTAAATCGTTTTGGTATTGATATTATTGATCAAGACACAATTCAATTAATGAAAAAAAGAGTTATTGATATTACTGCTTGTACTAATAAAAATGTATCAGTTTTTATAAATGAAGAAAAGATTGAATGTAAAACACTTGAAAAATATGTTTCATATTATTTAGATGATTCTATTGAAAAAGTATATGAAGAAGTAAATGAACGATGGGAAGTAGTTGTAGCATTAAGTCAAGATACTAAGTTTGAACAAGTTTCTTTTGTAAATGGAATAGCTACACTTAAAGGTGGGAAACATGTTGATTATGTTTCAAATAATATAATTAAAAAAATTCAAACATATGCTTCTACAAAGGGTATTAAACGTAAAAAATATGACTTAAAAACATCACATATAAAAGAAAACTTATTTATTTTTGTAAAATCTACAATTGAAAATCCATCTTTTGATAGTCAAATTAAAGAATATTTAACAACACCATCTTCCAAATTTGGTTCAACTTGTAATGTTAGCGATAAATTTATTGAAAAATTATTAAAAACAGCACTTATTGATAATGTATTAAAACTAACTGATTTTAAAGACAATATTGGTTTACAAAAAATAAGTGGAAAAAAAACATCAAATGTTAGAGGGATTGATAAATTAGATGATGCCAATAAGGCTGGTTCGAATGAATCATTAAAATGTACATTAATATTAACAGAAGGAGATTCAGCAAAAGCACTAGCAATATCTGGATTAAGTGTTATTGGACGAGACTATTATGGTGTTTTTCCATTGCGTGGAAAAGTATTAAATGTTCGTGATATTTCTATGAAAAAAGTAGGTGATAATCATGAAATTAGTTCTTTAGTAAAAATTATGGGATTAAAATTTGTTAAAAATAAAAATAAAGAAGATATATTAAAAGATTTACGTTATGGTAAAATTATGATTTTAACAGATGCAGATGTTGATGGAAGTCATATTAAAGGACTTTTAATGAATCTTTTTCAAGTATTTTGGCCACAATTATTAGAAATTCCTGGATTTATGCTATCATTAGCTACACCAATTATTAAAGTTAAAAAAAATAATCAAATAAAAGAATTTTATACAATTAGTGAATTTAATCAATGGAAAGAAACAATTGAAAATTTAAAATCATGGGATATCAAATATTATAAAGGACTTGGTACAAGTACTTCTGAAGAAGCAAAAGAATATTTTACTAATATTGAACAAAAAAATATTATTTATAAAAAAGATATTTTTATTAAAAATGATAATGATAATAAAATTGATGATGATGATAATAGTGAAAATAATAATGATGAAAATAATAATGATGATAATAGTGAAAATAATAGCAATAATAATGATGAATATAATATAAAAATAAAAAAAAATAATGGTAAAAAAGTAAAAAATATTATAGATGATAAATTATTATCTAAATCTGATAAAAAAATGATTCTTGCGTTTGATAAATCTAAAGCAGAAGAACGTAAAGTTTGGTTAAAATCGTATGATAAAAATAATATTATTGAACAATCTGAAAAAGAAGTTTTCTATCATGATTTTATTGATAAAGAGTTAATACATTTTTCTGATTATGATTGTAAAAGATCTATTCCTTCATTGATAGATGGATTAAAGCCATCATTAAGAAAAATTATTTATAGTTGTTTTAAAAGAAACTTAAAAAAAGAAATAAAAATTAGTCAATTGGCAGGATACGTTAGTGAAAATAGTGCTTATCATCATGGTGAACAATCTTTATATGATTCTATTATTGGTTTAGCACAAAATTATGTTGGTTCAAATAATATTGAATTACTGGTACCTAAAGGACAGTTTGGTACACGTCTAGATTGTGGAAAAGATTCAGCATCACCTAGATATATATTTACACATTTATCTGAAATTACATATCATATTTATAATCCTTTAGATAATCCATTATTAAGTTATAATGAAGATGATGGACAAAAAATAGAACCAGTATGGTATATACCAATTATTCCAATGATTTTAATAAATGGTACAGAAGGTATTGGTACTGGATTTAGTACTAAAGTACCATCTCATGATCCAGAACTAGTTATTAAAAATTTAATTCGTTTAATGAATAATGAACCACTTGAAAAAATGATACCATGGTTTCGAGGATTTCAAGGCAAAGTTGAATTTAAAAGTATTAATGAATATGGTATAGAACAATATGTAAATTTTGGAAATTATCAAATTTTAGATGATAATACGGTATTAATTACTGAATTACCTATTGGTAGATGGACAGATGATTATAAATCTTATTTAGAAACATTAATTATTGATAAAACAAATGAAAATAGTAAACAATGTTTATTAGATTTTGTAAATCATTCAACTGAAAAGACAGTAAAAATTATTTTAAAATTTAAGAAAGACGAATTGGAATCTTTAATAAAAACAAATAAATTTGAATCATTATTTAAATTAAGCGATACTAAATATACAAATTATTCTAATATGCATTTATACAATAATAAAGAAATTATATGTAAATATGAATGTGTGGAAGATATATTAAAAGAATATTATATGTTGCGATTAATTTATTATGATAAACGAAAAGAATATATGCTAAAATCTATTAAAAAAGAATTAAATATTATTGAATCAAAAATCCGATTTATAAATGAATTTATTAATGGAACAATTAATATTATTCAAAAAGAAGATGATGAAATTGAAAAATTATTGGAAGAACATAATTATCCTAAATTTTCTAGTGAAAGTGATGAAGATAAATTTAGTTATGATTATTTGTTAAATATGAGAATAAGAACTTTTACTAAAAATAAAATTGATGAATTAAATAAACAATATGAAAATAAATTAGGTATATATAATGTACTAATTAATAAAAGTGATAAAGATTTATGGAAAGAAGATTTAGAAAAATTATTAGATATATATCGTTTAAATTTGGAAAAATATAATAAAATAATGGAGACCGAAAATTTAAAAGAAACACATGAAAAGAAAAAAATTAAAGTCACAAAAAAAAAAGCAGTTTAAATTAAATATTAATTGAAAATTAAATATTAATTGAAAATTTAATATCAATTAAAATATAATATATATATTAAATAAATATTTTAATATTTATTTAATGTATTTTTTTTATAATAAAAAATTATATATTTAAAATATATTTTATAATATATTTTATAATATATTTTAAATATATAATTTTATTAAAATAATAATGAGTGATCCACAAGATTTACTATATACAAATAAATTTATTGATACAGATATTATTACTTCTGAACAAATTAAAGATGATGTGCAATATTATGATCGTTATATTAATTATTTAAATAAAAATCCAGAAAATGAAATTCAAAACTATTTAAATAAAAATTTAAATGAATCTGATTTAGTTAATATTCAACAAACAATTGATAATCCATGGCCAATTAATAATAAAAAAAATAGATATCCTCTCTTATCAGATATATCAAGCGATATAAGTAAAAATCGTTATACACAAGAAATAGTATCACAATTCTCAATTAATTCGGATGATAGAAATTATACATATTATCCTTATAGTACAGAATTTAAGTTTAATTTACCTAAAAAAATGAATAATGTAAAGGGTATTGAAATATTAAATATATCTTTACCAAATTTTACTAATAATATAAATAATATGAATAATGTTTTTTCTTGGCAATTTTTTTCAAATTATTATAAAAATTATGTATGTTCTTTTAATATTATTCCTTATAATGATATCAATAAAAAAATATCATATTTTAGTTTACCTTATTCAACATATATGTTTAATGTATTTGATACTGGTGTTAATTATAATCCTGAACTTTATTTAACATATCAATTAAATATTCCAACAGCAAATTATGATATAGATGTATTATTAAATAATATAAAAATTTTATCAAAAAATGTATTGCATGGTAGTTTTAATTATAATCAGTCATTAGCACTTGGTAATAAGTCACAAAGTAGAGTTCCTGACCAACAACTTCCTCCGTTAATGGAAGAACCATATCAATCATTTGAATATATGAGATATACACCTAATTTATGGGATTTTGATTATAGTTTACAAAATGAAGTTTTATTTTCTGTAAATAGAATGGAAGAAATACCAGTCTATTCTTTTCAAACATTTTCACAAACAGATGACATATCTACTTATAATTGGTCAACGTATGATGTATTTTATAATTATTCAAGTAATCCTGGTAATTTAGATCCAAAATATATATACATTACAGTTCCTTATATTGAAAATGTATCTAACTATTGGTATCATAATCCTATTATTTCACCAAATAATCCATTTGTTCCTTCAGCATTTCCTTTAGTATTTACAAATTTATCTTCTTATAATGACGATTTAAATATATTTATGAGAAATTTAAATTTTACAGAATTTTATGATTTAAATATATATTTATTAAATCCTAAAAAATATACTGAAGATGAATTAAAAAATATATGCTATTATAAATTTAATGATATAATAATTATTCCAAATAACACAGTTGGAAAACATATAAAATTAATTCGATTTGCACTTCGATATAATAGTTCTGGACAAAAAGGTAAAAAATTTGATAATACAATACCAATAGAATTAACACCAATTTATAATTATTATAAACCATCACAAACAATTACTTTAATTTATAATAGTTTAATTTCTAATTTAATCCAAAATAATGTAAATACAGCATTTACAAGTGTAAGCTTATATCCATTATGTGGTAGAGCATTATTAACTCGTTTTATTTTTGATATAGATAATGGTATATATACACACTATATAAGTGAAGATTCTTACGAAAAAAAAAGAACTTTTTTAGATTTACTTGGTATGTCTATTGCTAACCAAACATCAGCGTTTTTAGTTTCTAATTTTAATAATGGATTTTCATTTGTTCACACAACTCGTAGTCCACAAATTTTAGATATTAATTTACCAACTATTTATTATAATGTCCAACCTTTAATAAATAATTTAATTAGTCCACAAACATCTCTTAATTATACAATAAAAGATGGTAAATACTACTTATCCAAAAATCCATATGTTTATATTCAAATTTTTTTTATTAATAACAATGCTAATACAATAGTTGAAGATTATAATATTCAAACTAATCAAGATAGTTATAATATTTCAATTAATCAAAATTATTCGAATGATATTATTACAAGTGTAATGCCTATAGGAATACCAATTAATTGTTTAGATGTACCAATAAATATACGTTCTAAAAATAATACAAATATTATTGCGAAAATACTTAATTCAGAGGTTCCTGGTAACCTAGATAATATAAATAATAATATAAATAAACAAAGTATTTTTTATGCATTTACAAAAATTATAGATGATATAAATACTATTCAAATTAATATATTAGATTCAGAATATAAAATAATTCAATCAAATAAAAATGTAAATATGATATTAAAAATATATCAGGATATTCATAAATTAAAAGAAACAAATATTAATACTAAAACAAATAATATTGATATTATAGGAAATATAAAATAAAATATTTAAAAAAAAATCATATATAATAATAAATGAGTAGTCAGTTTCAAAATGGTCGTGTCATTATAGATGAAAAAAAACCAATTAAGGACTTAAAAATGATTAATAATAATGGTGATGCTATGAAAAATTTTCAAGTAGAAGCATTATATGGTATTCAAGAAACAACCAAATTAAATCAATTATTTTTTTCAAAAGCTAATATGAATATTATTCAAGATGGTATTAGATATCAAGTTTATATTAAAACAGATAAAAAACATATCATTGGTAAACAATCAGAATTAGAATTAGAAATTATTATGAGATCAATTTATTTACAACATAGTCCTAATTTACCAAATAATATTAAAGAACAAATAAAATATTTAAATGATTTAGTAATTAATTGGTGTGTTGAACAAATTATACCAGAAATTTATCAATATTATGGTTATTTAAAAGAAGTAGAATATATGCCTACACCAATTGATTTACCTTTAAATTTATCATCAAAAGGTTCCAGATCACTACGTTCTGTAACCACTACTTTTTAATATTAAAATTATATTAAAATTATGTTATATTAAAAATAAATTAAAAAATATATGAAAAATATTAAAAATATTAATATATATTAAAAATTATATATTATTATTATATTTTTTAAAAAAAATATAAGAATAATATATATATAATGGCAACTGTAATTAATATATTAGCAATTATAGGTTTTATTGTAGTTTTATCTTATTTAATTTCTTATATTTATTACTATTTTAAAAATCGTTCTATGAAAGTTATTATGAATCAAGTAAATCCTCCTTTTCAATATATGCAACAAACTGGTATTAAATGTCCTGATTATTGGGTAAATACTGGGGTAGATGAAAAGGGAAATTATATTTGTAAAAATATGTTTAATTTAAATATTCAAAATTCTGAAACTCCTACTAGTGGTACATGTAAAGACGTTAAATGTTATTTTGAAAAAGATAAAAAAATAATGAAATTTTCTCCATTAGGAACTAATAATACTTGGGTACCTAATAATCCTAATGGAAAAATATCTTATACAGAAAAAGAAAAATATAGTTTTGTTAATGATGCAGGAAGTGGCGATACTTCTCGTTGTAATTGGATAAACTGCTGTGGTGCTAAATCAAATACTAAAGGTGTATGGCAAGGTGTAGAAAAAACTTGCGCTTATAATCCAAATACAACACCATTATAATATAATAATTACATTATAATATAGTATTTACATTATAATATAGTATTTACATTATAATATAGTATTTACATTATAATATAGTATTTACATTATAATATAGTATTTACATTATAATATAGTATTTACATTATAATAAAGTATTTACATTATAATATAGTATTTACATTATAATATTTATTATATATTATAATATTTATTATATATTATAACTATTTGTTGTTTTTTTTTATAATAAAATTATTTAAAATAAAATTAGTTAAATAATTTAGAAGAATTATATATGAATCATTCTATTATTCCATCATCTTTAGATGATGTACTTGTATATAAAAATGAAATAGAAACTATAGAAAAATGGATACAAAATTATAAAAAAGATCATACTGAATGTAAAAAAGCACTTTTAATAATAGGTAATGTAGGTTCTGGTAAAACATTATTAGCAGAATTATTATTAAAAAAATATAGTTATCAAAAAATTGAACTAAATTCTTCTGATTTTAGAAGTCAAAAAAAATTAAGTGAATTTTTAATAAAAACACTCTGTTTTAAAAATGTAGTTGATATGTTTTTCGAAGAAAAAAAACCGATTGGACTTTTAATGGATGAAATTGATACTATGAATAATGATAAAGGTGGTTTAAAAGAATTTATTCAAATTCTAAAAGATGATGAAAAATGTACTAAAGAATTATTAAATAATAAAAAATCAAAAACTAAATCAAAAAAAAAAGATTATATTGATTTATATAATCCAATTATATGCACATCACTAAATATTTATGATAAAAAAATAATAGATTTAAAAAAATATTGTGAAGTTGTGTATTTAAAGAAAATAAGTATTAATGATTTGATTTTATTAATGGACCATTATTTTAAAGATATATCTTATGAAAAAAATTTAATTAAATTAATTTATAATTTTATAGATGGAGATATACGTAAGTTAAATAATATATTAGAAAACTTAATTACTTATAAAGAAAAAAAAAAAATAACTGTTTCTGATTTTAATAATTTAAAAATTTTTCTTGAAAAAAAAAATAATGATGTTCAATTAATTGATGCTACATATAATATTTTATATCAAAAAATTGATTTTAGTGATAGTTTATTTTATTATCAATTAGAACCTTATTTTTTACCGTTTATGATATATCATAATTTAGAAAAATTTATTGATCGTACTAATTTAACTATTCTTCAAAAATTTAATTTATATAAAAAAATATTGACAAGTATATGTAATTTTGATATTATACAAAATTTATCATTTGAAACATATGAATGGGGAGATTTTGTTGATTTATTATCATTCTATGGTATATATAATATTAATTTTTGTATTTTTAATCAATATCCAAATATAAATACAAAAGATTTTTCGATTGAATTTACGAATATAATGAATAAAATGTCTCAATTATTGGTTAATAAAAAAATTGTAAATATAGCAAGGCATTCATTTAAAAAAACTTATGTTGAAACGAATGATATTTTATATTTATCAGAAATATTTTTTTATTATTTTCATGATTTTAAACAATTATATAATTCTAAAGAAGAAACTACAACTAAAACAAAATTAATTTGTTCTGATTCAGATGATAAAAAGAAAAAGAAAAAAAAAGAAAAAAAAAATGATTCTATTCAAGATATTTCTATTCAAAAAAAAAATGAAGAATTGATAGAAATTTCTAATGAAATTTTTAATGAAAATGATAGTGAAAATGATAATGAAATTTCTAATGAAAATGATAATGAAATTTCTAATATAAATTTTAATTTAAATTCTAATTTAAATAATAATAAAATAAATCATGAATTATTAATTTTTATGAATAAAAATAAAATGGATATTAATGACTTAGAAAATATATTAAAATTAGAAAAATTTAATAAAATTGATGTAAAAATTAAAAAAAATCTAAATGTTAGCTTAGTAAAAAAAATTGAAGAAAACCTATTTTATTGAGTTGATTCCTGGTCATTTGGATTATAAACAACAGATCTACCTTTTTTTATTTTAATTTCAGGATAACATTTTTTACATATACCTTTTTTATCTACACACATACAATTAGAATAAGGATTAAAATTACCATTAGATTTAATACATGACATAGGCATATAAGCTGGTTTTAAACCTTCTTTCGCACATAAACTTTGAAGACCTTTTATTGGATATAAATAATTAGAAAAGTTTTCTTTTAACTTAAAAATATTTACTAAAAAGAACAACGACACTATTAGTATTGTTAAAAATATAATTTGTAATTCCATATATTTATAACATATATAATTTATTTATTTTTATTGTTCTTTATATAAAATATAAAGAATAATGAACTATAAATTATAAATATATATTTGTAAAAATTGCTTAATTATTAAATGGAGGGTTTCCAATACATTTATTTGCAGTATAATTTCCTTGTTTTAATCGTCTTTGAACAGATTCTGCGGATTGTGGTAACCATGTAGGACCAGCTATAGGAGCAACTAAATTATTAGGATTTTTATTCATTCCAGAACATAAATGACATTCATTTGATTGGTCATTTCCAACACATGTAATTTCGTTACTAGGTTGTGGAGTAATAGGTCTTTTTTCAAATTCAGGATTTTTTCTTAATAGTATATTTTGAATTTTATTATTTGTAATAAAATTAGTCTTTACATTATCAAAAATATCTTTATCTTGATTTATAACTTTATTCCCAGAAGCATATAATGAATTTAAATTTACTTCATTTTCTAATTCTTTTGGTTCTTGGGAATTACCATTAGATACAAAATTTTCAATTTGTCCTGTATAATGTTCTATATCAAACATATTAATTGAATTTGTAGATAACAATTTTTTTTTATTATTAGGGTCATTTATCCACGAACTACATAATTTTATTAATCGTTCCATTTCTGATGTTGAAATCATACTTCGTGCAATTAAATCTAATAATACCATACATACGAGTAATGCTACTATTGGAATTAAAATTTGATTTATATATGAATTATCTGATAATTTATATGCTTTACAATATCCAAATACAATAATAGCAACTAAAATTGAAATTGGAAAATTAAAAGTATATATTGGATTTTTTAATAATAAATATCTTTGAACTAAACTTGTGCAATCTATTTCCATATATATAATATTTATATAAAAATTTATATTTTTTATATAAAAATAATTTTAATTAAGAGATTTTATTTTTTTATATTAATTAAATTTTTTTATATTTATTAAATTTTTTTATATTTATTAAATTTTTTTATATTTATTAAATTTTACTATATTTTATCCAAGATTTTTAGTGTATAATAAAACTATAAATATAATTAAAACAGCTAATACTGGTGGCCATACATGGATATAACCAGTATTATTAAAATTATTCATAAACATATAAGTTATATAATTCCATAAATTATTAAAAAATCTATTAATATTTGGAAAAATAAAATTTACAATTAATAAAGTAATATAAGATACAACTAAACCTAATAATATTACTACAAAAGTATTCATTTTTGGTGATCTTTGAATGGCAATAGAACAAACTATTAAAGTTACTACTATGGATACAGCATATTCAAAAGTAAAATTTGTATTATTAGTAACACTTGACATATATATTTGAATAAGATTTTAATTTATATTTATATTTATATTTATATTTTTTTCAATTTATTTAATTTAATTTATTTAATTTATTTAATTTATTTATTTAATTTATTTAATTTATTTAATTTATTTATTTAATTTATTTATTTAATTTTTCTTTATTATATTTATTTTTTCCTAATTTACTCTAATTAGCAAAAACAATTGACCCAATTCCTCCCATTATTCGCAAAATATTATAATTTCGCGCAAACATATAACAATTAAATTTTTCTTCTATTGGGTATAGGTTAGATATATTTATTTTAAAATATTGGTTATCTAATCTTGAAAAATTTTGTGTTCCAGATGGTTGTAATTTTCCAGGATCTATACCAAATGGTAATATATATACTGGTTGTACAGTTGCCCCTTTATGATATTTCCATTGCATCAAATTTTTATAAAAATTAGAATCAAAAACAGTTGCTCGATCATTATTATTTAATACAGGTTGAAAAGATTCCATTATATTAAAATATCCAGAAAAATAAGTTTGTAATTGTATATTTGTATAAGATGTGGTTAATTCACCAATTATTTTTTTAATAAGAGGAGTATAATCATTAGTTAATGCATTTTTTGTACTCTGATTTGTATAAGTATTTGTATAAATTGATAATTTATTTAAATATTCATTTAAACTATCATAATTTGTATTAATTAATCCTGTAAAATTATACCAATCATTATATAAATTCAAATCATCTCGAGTTAAATACCAAATTATTTCTGACACTGGATGATTAAAAGTAGTTCCAACAGTATTAGGACCTTTCTTTAATCCTTGAAAAAAATTAAACTGTGTTTGTGTAATTAAATATTCATGAGATGTTTGAGCAAACATTGTTCGCTCATCATCTCCTAAAAATATATAATTTGCTATAATATTTGAATTACCAGTCCAATTATTCTGAGTAAAATAATAAATTACATTTGTTTGGTCATACCCTTTACTTAAGAGATAATTTCTTATGGTTATATTAAAATCCGTATTATCATAATCACCAAATAATCTTTGCGGAGATACTGGAGGATATCCAATTCGAATTAAATCATTTAATTGATTAAAAGTTATGTCAATATACATTCTATTATATTGAAGTGCTATTAATGGAACTGAGGAACCAACATCTGTACAAAACCAAAAGCTAAGTGGTATATATAATTTATAAGCTAAAATAGCCAGATTCTGATCATTAATATTATCAGAAAGATTTTGCCCTGAACTTTTTAATTCTGAAATATTTCCTACTAGTCGGTAATATTTATATTGATCTGTTCCTCCATTATTAATATCATAATATACTTTCATATAATCACCGGTTTGAATATCAATTTGAGTTCCGTCAAAACGAACACTTGCTTCATTAATAATTTTTGTACCAACACTATCGACCCACCCAAATGGAATTTTGTTATTTGTAAATATTGCGGGAAGTTCATAAGATACATATGTATCGTATATTAAATCACCATTACGGTCGATTTCACAAGTAGCCTTGGATTGCTGTGTGGGTGTAAAGGTTGCGGCTGGATCAAAAAATAAATTTATGTATTCTGTACCGAAGGGAGTGTGTCTTTTGTAAACTGTTTTAAAATATGTTATTGAAGGGTTGCCAACAAGATAAATATCCTGTGCCCCTTGGGTCACAAGTTGCATAATTCCACCTGTCATCTCTATATTATTTAAGGAAAATAATTTTAAATAGAATTAAAATTATAATATTTTCTTAGTTTATATTATAAATAAAAATGATTAATTCGGGGAATCCTAATAATACTCAAAAATCCAATGCTTCTACTAGTACGAATAATAATACAAATACATTAATAAATAATGTAAAGAGTTTTATTAATAATACGCCAAATAATAATAATATTAACAAAAATAATATTAATCAATTTATAACTAATTTTAAAACTTTTCAAAATAATTGTAATTCAAAATTACAAAAATTAACAACTAAAATAAATAACTTAGATGCTAATTATAAAAATAAAAAAGGATCTTTAAGTAATACTAATAAAGATAAAACAACAAGAGCTTATAAGAAAATTCAACAAAAGGTACATGAAATAGGTAATGATATTAGTGATTTAAATCAATCTAAACAAAAACTTGAAACTTTATTAGCTACTAAAACAACAAATTTTAAAACCAAAACATCTGCTTATTTACAAGAAACTTTTGTTAATCCACTTAAAATGAAAAAAGAAGAATTAACTCAGATGGTAAATACTTTACAAGGCCTAACAACTACTTTAAAAAATACTTTAGGTAAAAATGACGAATTAAGTCAAAATAATATTAACAGTATTACAAAGGCTTATCAAAATTTTACAACCAGTAAAAATAAAATTACTACTAATTTAGAAAATATTAGTTTAAAAGATCAATTTATTACTTTACAAACTAATTTAGGAACTTTAGGTGTTAATCTAAAAAATACCACAAATGCTTTTGGAAATTTTAATAAATTTGTTGCCAATACAAAGCAAAAATTAGCAACTAATAAAAATAATGTTAATAGTGTATTTAATACTCGTATTCAAACAATAAACGCTTCGATAGAAAAGAAAACAGCTGCTTTAACTCCTATTCTTGAAAAAATACAAAGACAAATTGAAGAATTAAAAACTTTGACTGATAATAAAACTTTAAATAAGGCTATAACTGATCCATTAAATCAATTAATTGAACAAATGAGAAAAACAATTGATACCATGAATGGGGAAACAAAGGAACAACAACAACAATTAACAAAAATGATGAGTTCTTTGAAAAATATTATAGGACAACCGATGAATAGTGTACCACGAACATTATCTAATAGTTCTTCAGAAACATTAAATACTAGTTTAGTTGTACAACCTTCCCAAAATATGGTATTTAAAAAAATACCTGTAATTGTACAGGAAAACGCAAATACAAAAACAAATAAAGCAAATAATAATAATATTACAACTATTATAAGTAACGGCCAAAAAGAAGTAATTGGTAATTCAGGACAAAATAAAACTATTCAACCTTTAAATAAACAAAAAAAGGCAATTAAAGAAAAAGCAAATGCTAATAGAATATCTGGAAATAAAAAAAGTAAATTAAATAATATAAAAAAATATATAACATCAACTAAAACTCCACCCATTAGTTTAAGAGGTTTAAAAAATAATAATATTATGTCTATCTATAATAAAGCATTTAATAATACATCCCATAAATAAATAAGTGTCTTCCCTAAAAATAATTTCCATTCATCATTCTTCTAAAAACCTCTTTATAATTTATAACCCTTCCTATATTTTTATCTATCATTATAGTAAGGACTATTGATCTCACATGAATAATATAAATAATAATATACAAATTTTATTTCAATATAAAGATAATTTAAAAATTATAATTGATTATAATCAAAATTATTTAGACCAATTATTTCAACAAAATCAACTCTTAGAAAATAGGACAGAATTAAATAATCATATTCAGCTTACATTTAAACAAATAGAAAAATATAATTCAATAGTAAGTAATTATGAATATAAAATTAATCAAATAAATAAAAACAATAATAGTAAAATAATCAATTATAAAAGTAACATTAAAGTTATAAAAAATTACTTAAAAATACTTGAAATTCAGAAAAATACTTTTATCAAAATAAAAGATTTTTTTGAAAATATCATTGAAGCGATAGAAATTCAGGATTCTATTCATAATTTAGTTAAAAAAAGAAAAATACTTAAAAATTTATTATAGTCTGCATTTATCTTTCCTAAAAAATAACTCATATATTACTATAATGAGTCATTACTATCATTTTAAAGAACTCAATTTTAAATATGGTATATTTGATAATTTTATTGATACCACCTATGTATTAACTATGACAGAAAAAGGTAATTTTCAAAATATTTACAAACAATTACGTAATGTCAAGCCATCCAAGAAAATTTTCATTGTTTTTAATGAAAGATTAAAAACACCATCTTTGCAAAAATTAAAAACACATAATACTAATAAAAATTTGGTTCAAGTTTATCTTGAAATATTTAAACATGCCCAAAAAAATACTTATAAAAATATTATGATCTTAGAAGATAATTTTATTTTTGATAAAGAAATAACTTACTTAAAACATATTTCAAAAATTAATGAATTCTGTAAATCTTACCAAGATAAATCATATTGCTTAAGTCTAGGTTCATTGCCCATTATAATTTTACCAAAAGATGATTCATTTTATTTATCATTATCCTCTGTTGGCACATGTTGTATGATTTATTCAAAATTATTTATAAATCAAACATTAGTAAAAAAAAATAATTTAATAAATAATTGGAATAATTATACAAATTATAATTATCAAAAATATATATATGCATATCCACTTTGTACACAGCTTTTCAATGAAAAAGAAAATAATAAAAATGTAACATCTTTATTAAAATATTTTATTGTAGTTCTTATGAAAAAATTAAAACTAAATAAACAATCACAGCCAGGTTTTAATTCATTTTATTACTATTCTAAAATTTTTTCAATATTAATTTTTATATTGATACTTTTAATATTACTTTATTTAATATATGTAACTTTTCTATTATCAAAATATTTATGAAAGTAATCCTAAAATACCTTTACTGTTAATATTATTATTTTTATTATTATTTTTACTATTATTATTTTGACGATTATTATTATTTAGGCTATTACTATTATTATTTTGGCTATTAGTATTACTATTTTGGCTATTAGTATTACTATTTTGGCTATTATTATTTTGGCTATTAGTATTATTACGATTAGTATTACTATTTTGGCTATTAGTATTTTGAATATTATTAAAAGGCGATGAAGGTATATTACTTATATTAATATTACTTTTATTATTAGATACATTTTCATTATTATTATTATTTGAACGGTTCATCAATGAAGCAATATTTTTATTTGAACCTAAATTTCCATGAAAAGTATAATTATAATCACTCATAACTTCATAACTCATTTGATCATGTATTGATGGCGTTCCACTACGTGCTTTTACTGGTGTTCCTTTAATCAAACTTAAATTTGATATCATAAATTTATCCTTAGGAATATCTAATTTAATACGAAATTTTTTAGATTTAATAATATTTGAATGTTTAAAAAAAATACAATCAACAGTTCCTTTACGATTATATTTTTTTTCACCTAAAATTGGAACAATTCCTTTTTGATATAAATAAGGAATAATTGTTTGATTTATATAATCATTTTCATCTTTATATTGTAATTCAATTTTAAAATAAGTACTATCGCGATTAATTCTAAAATTAGTAAATTGACAGTCTAATGGAGAAAATTTGTTTGTAACAGATGTTAATAAATATTTATATACGTCATCCATATAAGTTTTGGCAGTATTATAATCAAAATAACCCAAATATATTAAATTGGTAGTGTATAAATTATTATAATGAGATTCTTGTAATTGAAATTGTGATTTCATTTTTTTATTTAAATTTTTTAATTTTATTATTAAATTTTTATTATCTAATACATTGCCAATAAAATAATGACTTTTTTCAGTATTTTTTTCTTCTGTAGGATTTAATAAATTTAAAAATTCCATACTTCTTCTTATTATTATATGTGATTTTTATTTTAAAAAAATTAATCAAAATTCATATAAGAATTTATTTTTTTTAATAAATTTACTTTTTTTTTAGAAATTGTATATAATAAAAATTTTTTACCATTATCATATTTTTCTTTAGTCATTAATTCATAATCATGTGTTCTTAATATTTGTCTTAATAATGTAACTATTTTTTTTTCATTTAAATTTTCTAAATATAATTTATGCTTACATTGAATATAATAAGATTTAAATTCATTTATATTATTTTGAATAATTGTTGATGCATTTTTATTAATAAGAGTTATTTTTGAAAAATTATATTCAATATTATCATTTAATTTTATTTCAAATAATTCATAAAAAAATTTTTCTAGAAATAAGAAAGGTATTTCTTTTCTAAATAATTGGTCTTTTTTATTTTTAGGTACAATATTTTTTGATGTATATTCATCTAAAGATATAATATTATTTAAATATAATTGTATATCACTAAATTTAGATTCCATATTCTACTTTAAACGCATATTTTTTTTTAATTATTTTAATATAAAATTAAATATTTTCTTTGGGAATCGCCATAGTTTTACCCATTGGTATATAATTACTAGTATTAATATCATTTCTAACTTTACGTGTATTTGTTGTTTGAAAATCAGCAAAGTTATGTAAATTTCCTCCTTGTTTTTCTAAAAATTGATAACGATCATTATTTCTTATTTTTTCCATTTGGTCTCGACGAGAGTTTACTGGATTTCTTTCTAAATAATGATTTATTTCTTGATGACCATTTAAAGTCTCAAAATTATTCATAATATTATTTGAAATTTGTTTATCTTGAATATTTTTTTGAACTTTACTATAATTTTGTTGATTATATGATGAATTTATATTTTCTTGATTATATGATGACGGTTTATAACAAGAAGAATCTATCCTTGTATTTATAGGTTGAATAAATTGATGTTGTTGATTTAAAAATTGATTTTGATGTTGTTTTTGTTGTTCATAAAATAAATTAGCATTTTTATCAAAAATGTAATTTTCATGTTTATTATTTATTGGAATTGATTCATTTGACATTTTAGGACGCCAAAAATCATCTTGCTGCATAGAATAAGTCTGAGGTTTTTTTATTTCGCTATCGAAAATGTGATAATTCATTATATTAGTAATATATTTAAATTTTAAGTAATAATCTTATATATACAATTTAATTTATAATTATGAATAAAAATAATTATAATTATAGTTTAAATGGAATTTCTCATGAAATTTCTTTAAAATCTAATATTAAATTTAGAACAAACCCACTAAATGAAAAAAACTTAATTTCAAATAAATATATGATTAAATTTATAAATGATTTATTTGAATATTATAATATTGATTATTTTTTATTAGGACATAGCTTACTAGGATATAAATTATTTCAAGGAATACATTTATTTTCAGATAAAATAGAAATAGGTATTATTAAAAATAATATACTTAAAATAAAAAAATGTGAACAATATTTAGTTAATAACGATTTTCAAATATATTTTTTTGAATATTTTATTATTATTGAAACAACTTTTTTTGATTCATTAAAAAGTTTTGCTTTAATATATTTAATTGATAATGATAAGCAACTTAGTTTAAAAAATGAAAATAATAACTATTTATTATTTGATTTTTATGATATATTTCCTATTCAAAAAATTACATTTGAAGAGTTTACTTCTTATGTACCAAATAAAATAAATAATGTTCTTGAAATATTTAATTTTAAATTAAATAGTATTATTTTTAAAAAACCTTATTATTGTAATTATGAAAAATATTTAGAACCATTAAGAAATATATTATTAGATAATCTTACTAATAATCAAAAAATACACAAAAATTATTTAGATCAAAATATTATATCTTTTCAAAAAAATAATAAAAATAAAATTAATTATAATAATGATGAACAATACGATGATGATAATGATGAACAATACGATGATGATAATGATGAACAATACGATGATATTAATGAATTAGAAGATAACTACGTTAATAATATACAAGAAGTTTTACAAATCGACAATATGATAAATAAAATTGTCCATAAGAATATGAAAAAATATAGTGAAAATAATATAATCAATGAAAATAATATAATCAATGAAAATAATATAATCAATGAAAATAATATAATCAATGAAAATAATATAATTAATGAAAATAATATAATCAATGAAAATAATGTAATCAATGAAAATAATGTAATCAATGAAAATAATGTAATCAATGAAAATAATAAAACAAATATTATTATTATTTCATTATTAAATGATATAATCGATGATATTATTTATCAAAAAGAATTAAATAATGAAAAAATATATAAAAATAATTATAATAATTATGAAAATAAACTGATTATATTTTGTTGTTTTTTACTTATTATTATTAGAAAATTTTAGAATAATTTCATTTAAAAATTTAGGAGGAATCTCTTCTTTGCTAAATATATATTTATTTTTCTTTAATATTAAATTAAATAAACTTGATGTTTCAATAATAGTTTTATATAATAACAAATAATGATTTGATTGTTCATCTAAAAATATTTGTCTATCAATCTTTTCATTTTTTTTACTTTTTCTTTTATCTAATACAATAATATTCAAAGAATAAATTCTTGAAAGAAAATGTAAATCTACAATACAACCATTATAATTTGGATTTTTAATAAACATTAATAAATCTTCAAAATTTTCAAGTTTATTTAAATGTTGACTTATACAATTTGCTCTATATTTATTAAGAATTTGTTCTTTACTTTTATTTTGATTTTTATTTCTTTTATTTGTAATAATAGATGATATAAATTGGATTATATCATTTTTCATATCTTGAATTGTCAGATCTTTATTTTTTTTATAAATATTTTTATCTGAATGAATCGCATAAAGTACTAACTCTAATAAATTATTTTCCATAGAATTTACTTTAAAGTTTTTCCCTAAATAATTTTCCCAATAAATTGATAAATCATAATATTTAAAATCATTAATAATATTATTTTTACTTAATAAGTAATAATTTTTATCAAAAGCATATTCTTTTGTTGTGGATTCTTCGATTAATGGACGATTATCAATAAATACACCTTTATTATCAAAATATATTTGATTAATTCGATATTCTATATCTTCATTATCTAATGTATTAACTAATAAATATTTATTGTTATTTTCAGGAATATATTGTTTATTAATAATATTATTAATATCATTATTTAAAATTTCTTCTCTTTTAATTTTATAACGTAGTAATTCATCCATTATTTTACTTATATAGTAATTATAGTTTTCCACGCCTTTATAAATATCTAATAAATTATATTTATTAATGAATAATTTGCAACTATTATTATCAATAATACAGTGAGGATCATCAGTACATGATAATATATTTTTATTATTATGTTCTTTATTATTATTTTCATTATTATTATATTTTTTATTATTAAAACTAGAAGATAATTTATTACCATCTTTTACACTTCTTGAAAAGCAAGGTATTCTTTTATTTGGTGTTTTATAATCATTATAATCAATAACATGTTTTTTTTGAGATGTAATAATACTAAATATATTATTTAATATTTTATACATTTTTTTTCTATTTTCATTTAATATTTTATCATTTGATTCATAATTATTATTAGAGTTATTATCTCTTTTATTTGTCGAATAAATAATGGATAATATTTCATCTAAATATTTTTTATTTTTATGAATAAATATAGATAATTCAAAACGCATTCTATTATATGTTTCATCTTCAAAATTCTTTTTATTTATTTTTTCAATTCTATCATCATGCATAATTATTTGATTTGATAATGCTTCATCTACATCACTATAATAATTAAGAGGACTAATATGCATTTTTGTATCTGTATTTTTAATCTTTGTAATAGGTACAATTCTACCATAATTATTTACTAAAGCAACAATATATTTTTTAGATGAAAAATCTAATATTTTTGATTCATACCAACAATTTAATTGTGTATATTTATTAATATTATTTATTATTTTAATATTATCACTAAATGATATAATTGGTATTTCCTTATGGTCTTTAATTAATTTGTAACTAAATTTATAAAATATAGGGCTTGGTTGAATAGGTATATAAAAATTATTATTTAAAATTATACCAAATACTTTATTATAACTATCTACTAATTGATATTTTGGTAAATATTCATTATTTAATTTTTTATTTTGAATAGTTGTAAGTATTTCTTCCAATACAAATTTTAAATCATATGAAAACTTATAATTTAATTGTTTATTATCATTGTTTGGAATATCATATTTTTTAATATTTGTTTTTAATACTTCTAACCAATCGATATCATATTTATTTTTACAACCTTGATTTGCTATTTCAAATAATTTTTGCATTTCTATTCTAGAACTTTCAAATATACAAACTTTTTTAACATCTTTTCCATCTCCTTCTAAATAATAAATTGGTTCATAATAAAGCCCAGTCTTTAAAATAAGCATATTTTTTTTATTTGAATCATAAAAATGTTCAATATCTTCACCAAATGGACATATTAAAGAATTATTTTCAAATATAAAAATATTTATTCCTTCTGGATATAATATATCTTCTCTTTGTAAAAAATCCCATAAATATTGATGTGTAATTCTTATTTCTTTATTTTTTAAATAATTTATATAATTTTCTAAAGGTGTTAGCGAAGATTTATTATTATTAAATAATATTTCTAAATTACCATAGTGTAAACTTCGAAATAAGTCTTCATTTAATTTTTCAATAAATGTTTCTATCAAAGTATCTAAATGAATATATTGATTATTTTTATCACATGAAAAAATATCCAATATACATAATAAAAAAGAATTGTTTTTTTCTTGTTTGATACCTTTCTTTAAAAATCCTTTATTATATCCTAAATAGCCTGTTTCTAATTTAGTATTTAATAATTTAGAAATAAATAAAGGTAGTAGTCCATAACGTTCTTTATCTAATGGACTTTTTTTCCCCAATAAATATATTGAACTATTTTTTAAATTTATACTATTATTATTAACAATATTTAAACATTCTTTAAAAATATTTTTATCTTTTTGTTGTTTTTTATAACAACATGGTAAACAAAATCCATCTGGATTTTTAATTTTTGTAAATCCTGGATAAATAGCCCCTTTATTATCTCTTATAATTGCACGATGATCACCTTTTGGACATTTTACGGTTTTACATACAGCATCATCTCCTAAATGTTTTTTTTCATTTATCGTTTTTTTATCAACCTCATTATAAGATAAAGGAATTTCACATATAGAACACCAAATATCTGGACATATATACCATCTTGGATATTCTTGTCGGGTTGAATAAGAAATAGAATAAGTATATGAGTCTTTTCTTATATTATTTAATTTTTCAGGATCTTTGTCCATTACTACAGGCTGAGATGGTCTTTGGCATGATTTACTATATTTACTTCCAAAATTATCTTTTTTTTTTTTATCTTTACTTGGTATAAATAATAAAGAATCAAACATCTGTAATCTTCGAATAAAATATCTATCATCATTACAAGCATCTTTACATGTACCTTTATTTAATAAAATATCATCACATTTTAATTTAATTTCAGGAACTACCATATTAGCAGATAAAAGTCCTTTATTTTTTAATTCATCCATTAATGTATTTGTTTCAATATTATCATCATCTTTTTCATATATATTATTTTTATTAATATTATTATCTTGTTCTATCATATTTAAATTATCTTCATCTCCGTAATATTGGGTAGGAAGATTAATATTAATATTTGTAATATTAAATGAATAATTATTAAATTGATTTACTTCTTCATTTAATTTATTATTAATAACAAACTTGTTAGATAATTTTTTATTTTGTAAAAAATCAGAAAAATATAAATGCATAAACGTATTTAAAAAATTATATAGTATTGGAATTAAATAAATTCGCGTAATTCCACTAATTTTAATATTTTGATTATTTATTTCAATTTTAATACCTAATTTAAAATGAGAATCAATTTTAGATGATTTAGAACTAGAATATTCTCGCACCCATTCTTGTAAATATTTATAACATTCTTCTTTACTTTTTTCATATTTTTTTTGAAGATATTCAATAATATTTGCGTCATTTGTTTTTTCTTGTTTTAAAATATCAATTGTATAAATAATATCACTCATTGGTGTAAATCCAGATATTTTTTTATAACGTAATTCAATACTATTTATTAAATTTTGTTTTAGCATACTATTTTTACCTTCATCATAAAAATAAGATGGAAATTTTTTTGAAAATTCATATAGCTCTTTAAAATTAAAGGATTGTTCTTTTTTAAAAGGAATCATTATATTAATGAACTTAATTTGTGTATTTTCTTTTAAAAAAATTTCATGTTGTTCATTAAATTGCATATCTGGTGGTTCAATATATTGAATATCATTTACTTTTTTAGGAATAATGTTTTTATTAATATCGTTAATAATTTGTTTTACATTATGAACACCTTGAGTAATTTCTTTTAATGATGCTTCATTTTTATTTTCAAAAGCAATTAAAATTAATAATTCACTATTTTTTTTTAATGATAATGATAAATATCGTGGTTCATTATCATAATCTCTTAAATAACGTTTCATACTTATTCCATTCATTTTTTTAGTTAAATCTTTTAATATCCAATCTTTTAACATCTGTTTTTTTATTTTATTTTGTTGAAGTGCATCCATAGAAGTAACAGATACTGGAATTCCAGTTAAATCTTCTCCATATTTAATAAAAGGTGTTTTAATATTTAGTTTTTTTTCTCTTAAATAATCAAATATTTGATATAAATCCAAATTATCTTTTTTATTAGGATTATTTGCATTTACTTTAATTTGAATATTAATAATATTACATCCACTTAAGAAATCTTCATTTTTTTTATTTAATTTTAGTATTTCTAATTCTTTCTTTTTAAATTCTTCTTCTTTCATATAATATTTTTGAATTTCAATAAAAATAACTTTTATTTTTAAAATATTATTTTTATCTTTTTTATAAAATGGATAATGTTTACGTATATATGTATTTTTTATATTTTCAGGTATACCACCTTGTTTTTTATATAATGACATTAAATAATTTTCTTCATCTTTTAAATCACACATATAAATTTTATTTGTTTTTACTTCTAAACTATCTAATAAATCTTGAATTAACATATTATTTTCTCCTGTATTTACTTTAAAATTAGGACCTATTCGAAATGAACTGTTTTCTTTAGGTTGGCTATATACACATGGTTCCATATTTATTTTTTGATCATTTGAATTTTCATAATATATTCCTATAATCTCATTCTTATTTTCTTTATTATTTATCCATAATTCTTGATGTATTGGTAATATATAATTATTTTTAGATGGTTCACTTAAATACAAAAATATTTTTTTACGAATATCATTTATACTATCATCTAAATATATAGAATGGAATATAAATAATAATGATGATATTTTTTTGTGTTTTAAATCTTTCATATAATTTAACCAATTTTCATAATAATTTGGAAAAAAATTTTTTAATTCATTTAATTCAGATGTTTTTGGATTCTCTTTTTTATTTAATTTTTCAATAATTTTTTTTAACGAAGGTGATAAATTATTTCCTATAAATATAAATAAATCTTTTTGAAAATTATCTTTAATAGATTCTGGTAATCTTTTTATTTTTTCAATTTCAAATATAATATGATTAATTTTTATATCACACGACATAATTAATATATAAACATATATTTTTCTTTTTATTTTATAATAAAAAGAAAAAATATAATTAACTATAAAAATATAATTAACTATAAAATATAATTAACAAATAACCTACATGTCTAAAGGTGAATCAGTAACTTTAATACCACAATATTCTTTTGGATTATTAGTATAATCTTCTTTAGCATATAAATTATCATTAATAGCTTCTTTTAATAAGCGTTTAAAATTATCCCAAAATTCTTGTGTATGTCCAACTGATTTTGTCATAATATGAGCTAATTCATGTATAGCAACAAAAGTAATTGTATTTTCTTCCACTAATGATTCTTTTGAATCTTTTTGACGAATACAAAAAACTATTTTTTCTCCTTTATTAACAGAATAAGAAGTATATTGACTTCCTTTACCTGATTCTGATATATTATTGGAATTAAATTTTTTACTTAATCGTAATACACTTACATCATTTGGATATTTTTGTTTCATAAGTGATGTTAATCTTTCTAATTTAATACTAATTTTGGATAATAAATTAGCTGCTTCTTTTTTATCTTCCATATTTCGTACTAAATATTCTTTATCATCAATATCCGATTTACAAAAAGTAACATCCTGACTTAAATGTTCATAATGAGAATATCCCAATAATGAAAAAGCAATAATAATTAATAATCCAATTAAATAGTTTACGTCCATATAATATAATTATATAAAAATATTAATAATTATGTAAAAATAAAAAGTTATGCTATTAGTTCGTATATATTATTTGTATCTATTTTTTCTTTTTTTATAATTTTATATTGTTGTTTTATTTTAGCAATTAATATATTATAAAAATATTGAACATAACCTTTTTCTTTTAAAAATAAATATAAATTATGATAATTATTAATATCTAATGAAATATTTATTTTATATTTTTTATATATTTCTTCTTTAATTAATTTTGTATAATTTACAAAAAATAAAATAACAATAATTTTGGAATTTGGTGTTTTAAAAAACTGTAATTTATACATATAAAAATAATAAGTTAAAAGTAATATTAATTCTTGTTCTTTTTTTGAAGAATTATATTTATTCAATAATTTAGGAATTATTTTTTCTTGAATAAATAGATATAATATTACTTTTTTTTCAAATTTTTTTTTATATATATATCTGTAATTTTTATAAGTTATAGTTTTAATATTATATCTAGAATAATTTTGAAATTGTTTTTCTAATTCTTCTTTATCTATATCTTGTTTTTCTTTTTTTAAAGAGTTATTTTGAATTAAAAATGATATTTTATCATTATCAAAACAATTAATATCAATATATTCTTTTTTAGAAAAATCAATATTATATTTAAATTTACCATCTTTTTTTATGCCTTCTAAATTTCTATAAATTAAATCTGAGCAATATTTTAGATTATTTTTGGCACTCATATAATAATAAACGATATTTTTAATAAATAATATTAAAAATATAATATAAATATTGTATAAAATTAAAATGAGTAATTACCATATGTTTTATTCTTTCCTCTATTTTCTCCAATATATTGTCTTAATTGAGGATCTGTGCATACACAACCACGATCTGTAGAATAAGTAGATGGACAACATTCTGGACTACTATATGATTTTGCAAATATAAACATACTATCTTCGGGTAATTCTGAATAAATAACTTCATTTTTTAAAGGAAGTGGTGTTCCTTGTGGAACAAATAGTTTTGATGATTTTTGAGGAACATTACATGGAGGATGTTTCCATCCACCTTGGCATGGTGTTTTTAATTGTAGATTATCATAGGAACCTAAAACACCTGTACCCATATTAAATTTAATAGGTGAAGGGCTAGTTGGACCAGTATTTGCCATAACACCATTTAAATCATTAATACTATATTCTTTATAATTATTATTCATAGATTTATTATTCAGATTAAATTTATATTCTGACATATATTAATAGTAAATATTTTTTATTATAAAATAACCATAATAAAAATAAAATATAATTTTTTAATTTTAATTAAAATATAACTTTTTAGTTATATTTGATAAAAATAATTCATTTTTATCATTTTTTTTAATTATATGCTCAATTAAATCCATTTCATCTTCTTCATCAAAATAATATTGTAAATATTTTAATTCTATATTTTCAAAATTATCTATTAATAAATCTTCTAAAAGCCATTTTACTTTAAAATTTGTATTTAATAAAAATCCAAAATCATAATAAGGTCCCAAATATTCATTTATAATTGAATTATCATATATTTTATCATTTATTTTTAAATATTCAATATCTTTACAATTTATTTTAAAATAAACTATTATATCATTTATTCTTTTATTTTCTTTTAAATTATTCATATATTGTTTATCGTAAAATGGAAGAAATAATTCAATATTATTTATTTCATTATTTATATTTAAATAGCTATAAAATATCTTATATGATTTATTATTTACTTGATAATAAAATAATAATCGTGTATCATTATTGATTTTTATATTATTAATTTGATAAAAGTCAATAATATTTTTAATTAAATTTGATGAAATTGTTTTTATTTTGTTTTTATTTTTTTGAAAATATTCATTTACATTTAAATTTATAAGTTGATAATTTATGTCATGATAAATTAATTTTACATTTTTTATATAAAAATCATTATTTATGCAATATTTTTCATAAAGTTGTCTTAATTTTAATTTAATGAATAATACTTGATCAATGCTAAAACCAACAAAAAATAATATATAATAATTTAAATATTGAAATAATGAAGTGTCTAATAATTTAATATAATATTCTTTTAATAAATTAAATATCATTATTTTAAATAATATATAATACTATTTTATATTATTTTATATTATTTTATATTATTTTATATTATTTTATATTATTTTATATTATTTTATATTATTTTATATTATTTTATATTATTTTATATTATTTTATATTATTTTATATTATTTATATTATTTATATTATTTATATTATTTATATTATTTATATTATTTATTTATAATATTTTATTATATATCTTAGTTAATTGTTATTTTTAATAATAAAAATTGATTATTATTATTTAAAAAAAAAAATATATATTAATAAAATACTAGTAATAATATATTTTTTAAATATGAGCATGACTATTCCAAAATATGAAACATTATATAAAGATAAAAATAATAAAATTTATCAATGGTCAATTGAAATAAAAAAAAATGGTGATATATATCAATTAATTTATTCTCATGGACAAAAAGATGGTAAAATTACACCACATTATTTAGATATTACACAAGGAAAACAAAAACGTACTGTGCTTGAGCAAGCAATTATGGAAGCCAATAAACGTTGGAATGATAAAAAAGATAAAGAATTATATGAATCACTTGTGGACTCGTCTACTTCTTCTTCAAATACATCGGACAAATCTTCTAAAAAAGAAACTAAAGAAAAAAAAATTGTTGTACGTCCAATGTTAGCAAAAACATTTGATCCTACACTTTATGATAAAGATACACGCTCTTTTAAAATTTCATTTGAACCATATGCTTATGTTCAACGTAAACTAGATGGTATTCGTTGTATTGCTTATTTAAATGAAAAAGATGAATTAATACTGGAATCTCGTACTGGTACTATTTTTGAAAATTTAGACTTATTACGCGAACAATTAAAACCAATGTTAAAATTATTAGGAAATAATATATATCTTGATGGTGAATTATACACTAAAAAAATTTCTTTTGAAGAAATATCTGGATTAGTTCGTAAATCAAAAGAACATGCTTCAAATGAAAATATTAAAAATATAAATTTAATTGAATATCATATTTACGATATATTATCATTAAATAATTTAGATTTATCATTTGATGAACGACTTAAAAAACTAAATTATTTAGATAAAAAATTCACATCTGATATAATAAAAATTGTAGAAACAATAAAGATAAAAAATCATGAAGAAGTAAAAACATATCATGACCAATTCGTACAAGAAGGATATGAAGGAATAATGGTACGTGATAAATCTGGACCATATGAAATTAATAAACGTTCTAAGTATCTTCAAAAATATAAGAGTTTTAATGAAGACGAATTTGAAATAATTGGTTATCATGGAGAACTTATAGATGATGGTAGTAAAAATCAAGGAAAAAATATGGTCATTTGGGAATGCATTACTAAAGATAATGTTAAATTTAGTGCTCGTCCTAAAGGTACAAATGAATTTAGAATGAAATTATTTAATGATGCAAATAAATATATTGGTAAGAAATTAACTGTTATTTATTTTGGATTAACAAATGACGGAAGTCCACGATTTCCAGTTGGAAAAGATATTCGTGAAAATTATTAAATAATTTTTATTCTAAATTTTATTATAATTTTTATAAAATATATTTTTTATAAAATATATTTTAGTTATTAAATATATTATTATCATATCCTAATGTCAAATTAGTTTTAAATAACTCTGTCAATATTTGTCCACAATAATTTCGTAAATTTTCAAATGGTGCATAATTATGTTCATCATAATAATTGTCAGAACTTAATACAATATTTATTATATTAGAATTTTCAGGAATATTATGACTTATAAAATTAAAAAACAAAATATTATAATCAATATTATTATATTTATTTTTAATAAATTGTTCAAGGTCTAACATTTCATTAAAAATTTTATTATTAAATTCATCTTTACGATAATCATTATCATATAAATAATCTTCGTTGATATAAATAAAATATATTTTTTTTGTTTGATTTATGATTTCATTAAATCTATTTATTCTCCTCTTATATTCTGCAATTCCACTATCAATATTAGAATTAAAATGTGCTAATGCAAATCCATATTTATTATCAATAATACCATTATGTACATCTGGAATAAAATCATCAAAATTATTTTCTAATACTTTTTTAATTTTTTTTGGAAATAATGGTCTAGTCCAATCAAATGGTAATGAAAATTTACGTATATTAGCATATTTACAAACTAAAGCAGATGAACATCTATGACCAAATGGTATTACATAATAATCACTATTTATTACAAAATTATTTGGATTATTTATTACATAAGAAAACATTTTATATATTATATTAATAAAAATAATAAAATATTTATTATTTTTATTGAGAAATAGTATATATTATTATATATTATTTTGTATTATTATGTATTATTACGTATTATCTTAAATATTTGGTAATAAAATGTCATTTAATAAATTAAATGAATTTATCCAAAATTTTTTTGAAAATATAATTTCCAAAAAATTTTGTTTCTTATTTTCCCATTCTATTTTCATTAATTCTTTAAAAGAAGTGAAATCAATAGTATCATTTTCATATTGTTGTATTATGTCTTTATTATAATTTGTAAAATTATCAAAACTACATATATAACTTTTAATTGTTATACATATATCTTTATTAGTATCTAAATTTTTAAATTGATGTATTTTATTTAGAGTTGGACTAACCCATGTAATATTATCTTTAGTAAAATTTGCACTTGTAAAAGGAGAAATAGATTGACGATTATTATTAAAAAATGGATATAATAATATATTAATATTTCCATGTAAAACACGTATAATAGCATCACTATATGAATCACAATAAATTGGAGAATAATGTCCAATTGGCCAGATATTCATTTCATAATGTATATCTGAATAATTATCATTATTGTTACCAATTTTAATACGTAAATATGTTTCATGAATATTATATTTATCTTTATTAAATTCAGAACTTTGTTGGATTAATTTTTCATAACACCATAATCCAGGTGTTGTTATACTATGTTCAATAGCTTTTGTAAAATCCGGAAAATCACTATCATCTAATACAAATTTTTTACCAGAAATACTATTATATAATAATTGAGATATTGGAGATAAATATAATGAAGGTAAATAGTTATTATTAGCTATATCATCCATTGTTAATTCATCTATATCTTTTACATATAATGAAATATAATTTGAAATTGGTTCACGAAATAATTTTAGTGGAATTATATTTGAATTTATGATTGTAATAGTTGTTAAACTTTCCATAAAATTTTTATTAGTTTCTAATAAATTTGGAGTAGTTTTTATATAATTATAATTATATTCATAAACTATTGTTTCTATTCTAGGTTCACCTATTCCTGCATAAAGACATTGATTTTTACTATCTATACTAAACCAATAATATGCACCATTTAATGATATGAGTCCTTTATTATTGTTTTTATCTTCTAAATATAAATTAGATTCCAATTCTTTTACTATTATATTTTTTTGAGTAAATTCCACAATATAACCATCATTTTTTTCATTATTTAATATTTTAAAAATACATGGTTCTTTATCATAATTTAAATAATTAAAAATAAAAACTCCTTTTCCATTTGAAAGCAATGATATATTTTCATTATAATCATTATATGAAAAATTAATACAATTTTGTATTGATGAATTTATATTTAACATAATAAAGTAACTATACAAATTATTAAAATTTTATTTTTAAATAATATAAAAATTTTATATTATATATTATTAAATTTATATTATATATATTTATATTATATATATATAATATGGATATTTGTTTAATTTTTGGAATACTTATTTTAATTTTTATGATTATTCTTTTATGTGGTAATTATAAAATTATATTAATTAATAATGAAAAATTTACAAATAAATTCACAAATGATAAAAATTGTAATTGTTCTCATAAAAACATAGAAGAATGTAATAAATATGGTAAATCATGTGTATGTAATTATTTTCAGAAAAATAGCCATTATTGTCAAGATTCATATTAAATAATAATCATAATTCATCTATTATTATAAAATATATTTAATATCCATTTTTAATATTCATTTTAGAATTATTATTATTTAAATTATTAAATATTTCTAATGCTTCTTCTTTTTGTTTATCAAAAATATCACTTATACATCCATTAACACTATGCTTTACATTTTTATCATTAACAAATTCTTTATATTTATTATCAATTATAGTACATTGATTTTCAATGTCAATTGGTATTTTTGAATTTTGTATGACTTCATCTTTTATTTTATTTAATTCATCATGTAATTTTTTCATTGAAATATTTACAATTTCATCTTTTTCCATATTTTTATATGTATTATCAGAATCATATACATATCCCATATCTGAATTTTTATCCAATATTACATTTAAATTATTTTTATTTTCAAGTATTTGTTTTAATAATTCCGTATATTTATTATCAGTAAGTAATAATAATTGTTTTAAATACATATCAATATGATTTGTATCCCATTCTTTATCAAATGAAATTGGTATTTTTGGTAAGTTAATAATATAAATATTATTATTAATTGTATTATATGTATTATGTTGATTTTCAATAACAGTATTATGATCAATTGTTTCAGATAATATATTCAATTTTGTATCAATATTATTGTCATTTAATAAATAATTACTAGATTTATCTTTGTCTATTTTAATATTTTTATTAGAGTCATTATTTAATTCATCTTTTAAATTTATATTAGAATTAATAATATTATTTTTATTAATTATTTGATTATTTATTTCATTATCATTATTATTATTATTATCATTATTATTATTATTATCATTATTATTATTATAATCTATTAACATTTTTTCATTAATATTTTTTTTTTTACAATAAGTTTTTATATGTTTTTGAAGAAAACTATTACTACTATAATTTTTATTGCAGTAAATACATTTATTTTTAGATATATTTTTATCATTTTTACGTATTGTTGATAATTGTAATACTTCTTCATCAGTATATTTAAATGATTCAACACTCCGTAAACATTTTTTCTTTTTATTTAAATGAACTATCATACTACTTTTTTTATTTGTAGAATAACCACATCTTATACATTCAAATAAATTTTCCATTATATTTTATTTTTATACATATATATTATATAAATTTTTGTCTTTAAATCAAAGTGTAATTTCGCTTTTTTTTTATTTTAACATTATTTTAGCAATATTTTAGCAATATTTTTAAACATATTTATATTAAAATATATACCGTTAACGGTTAAAGTCGTAATTTCGCTCGTAATTTCGCTCGTAATTTAGCTTTTTTTTTAAAAAAAAAATTTCAATTAAAATATTTTTATTTTTAAAAAATCAAAATTTATAAAATTGCATTTTTCATTTTTTTTTTTTCAAAAATATTTTTAGTGTTTTTTTTTAAGAGCGAAATTACGAGCGAAATTGCGAGCGAAATTGCGAGCGAAATTACGAATTATACCATTAACGGTTAAAATAATTATTTTTTATATTTTATAAACAGTATTTTAATATTATAAAATAAAAAAATAAAAATAAAAAAAAAAGCGAAATTACGAGTTTTGGAAAAAAAAAGCGAAATTACGACCCTAAATTTTAAAATTTTTATAAAAATGAAAAAAAATATTTTTTTCATAACCGGTGTTATGTAGCGGGTTTTTTTTCAGAAATTTTTTTTGCAAAAACATGAAACATAAAGCTGTTTTTCAGAAAAAAGGGCATTTCCCGCTACATAAATCATTTTTGATTTTTAAAAAAACTGCAGGAAAGTTGTTCAAAAAAATTTTCAGACATGCATTTTTTGCAAAAAAATTTTTGCAAAAACATGAAACATAAAGCTGTTTTTCAGAAAAAAGGGCATTTCCCGCTACATAAACAATTTTTGATTTTTAAAAAAACT